CTTGTAATAACTCTGGATTTTCAAACTTATTCCCAATCACTTCGCATTCCGCGGAAATCCATTCGTAATCTTCTTCCATTGATATTCCATCTAATCTGAAGGCGCAATTTTCATAAGTTACTTCCCAATTGAAATAAGTCATTGTTTGGTTTTCTTGGTGTTCATAATACTCAGGTCCTTTTAAAATGTCACCTTCATAAATTTCGTTACCTTTTGAATCCTTCAGTCCCGTGTACTGACTTACAACCACATTTTTCGTGATATCGACAACAGGAGGATTATCTAAATCACCTGCTAAAATACAATTACTATCAATAAAGTAAACATCGTAATCTGTTATAAACTCTTGTCTCTTAGTATCGAAATAACGAAACTTAATCTCTCTCATTCTCCCCATCTCCTTTTATTAATTCGAATAGCTCCTGTTCACTCATTTCATACAACTGACGACCTGTTTCTTCTTCCTTATAAATCCCCTTAAGCAGTAGTACTTCTATGTAGATTCGCTTTTTGTTCACGGTCGAAATACCTCTTACTTTTCACTACTGGAATTGTCATTGCATCTTCTTTGCTCCACCCTTTATGGACGCGTTGATAATATGTGTTTTCGCTTATTCCATTTTTAATTGCTATAGCTGCGTTGCTGATTCTTTCGATTGACTTTGTCGTCGCTGCTTTCATGGGGTCAAAACCTAAATCCATAACCCTTTTATAAAACTTTTGATACGTAATCCCGTTACTTTTAGCGATTTTTAATTCTTCCTTATACTTTGTAGAAAACTTCCTGTTCTTTAATGGTTTTATTGCCGCTTCGTATGGTGTCATCCCTCTCCTGATACGTTTGTAGAATGTCTCAACCCCAATACCGTTATCTATCGCTATCTGAATCTCTATGTGTTTTACAGTCGGTTTAACAGCAGCTTCGCGAGGATCCATTCCGTCTTTTACTCTCTGTCTGTAAGTCGCATAATTTATTCCATTCGCTTCAGCTAACAACATTAACGCGCGGTCTGTTTTTCTTTTGTTCGTATTATAAAGAGGTTGCGTAATTGCTTTCTCTATTGACCAACCATATTCGTTTACACGTTGATATACGTTCCTCCTTGAAATGCCATTTTTATTTGCAATTAAATATTGTTCATCCGTGATTACTTCGTTGTATATCCTTTCCATTTCACGCTTCCCCCTTAACTTTCGCATAGCAACGTTTTCCTCTGTTGATTGGTGGTGTTGTTGCTGCCTTTTTTATATCCCAACCGTGAGTATTTACCCTTGACATAAAAGTTGCATAACCGATACCGTTTTGTTTTGCGATATCTATCCAATATTTCTTCTTGATTTTTGCTTCATTAACCGGTCTTGTTGCTGCGTCTTCGCGATTCCAACCAAGATTGTATATTCTGTTGTAAAAAGTACTAACATTTATCCCGTTTTCTTGAGCTCTTTTAATCCATTTCTCATTTTTACCTTCATAGTTATGTCTAACTGTTCCAGGCGGAGCTGTTAAAGCTTCTTCCAGTTCCCATTTATCCGTTTTATAGAGACGATAAAACAACGTTTCTATACTTATTCCGTTAGCTTCTGCCCTTGCACGTTCTTCATCAGTTAACCAACGATCTAAAGCCACTTTCTCCCTCCTAATCTAGCTCCATAATTTCAGCTAATGTTCTGTCCGATATATAAGTATCAATAATTTGAATCCGTCCATATTTATCTTTAGCCATTCCCACAGCTTCGCTCTCTGACTTCGCTTCAAACCATCTAAGTTTCCACTTGTCGTTCTTATCGTAAAACTCTACCGAGTACGTTATGACGCTTGTGACACTTTGCAAAAATCTATCCGCCGTGCTCTTTGCTGAGTAGTCAAAACTTCCTACAACATCATCCAGTGTTAGTTGTTTCATGCTCCTAACCCCATTGAGCGCTTATTGATTCTTTTCTTATCACCCTGGTCCATAATAAGGACAGCTATTTCCATTTCATGACGTCCCATTTCTTCAGCGATTTCTGCCAACGTTTTGTCATCCCTCCATAATTCCTTCATGCGAGTTACTTCGCTTTCATCGAATACAAGATCATACTTTTCAAGAGGGATATACAAGTTGCGTCGTTTCTTCGTCATATACTTTTTCGTTTGTTGCGCCATTGTGTAATTCTCAAGCTGTTCTGCTGTTTCGAATTTCCCCATCCCATTTCCCCTCCAGTTGCAATTTATGAATTTTTTTTAGTCTCGCCATAACAGCATGACGTCTTCTATCCACTTCTTCTGGCGTAATATTCCCCGCTTCACAAACGCATGACCCAAACTGATACATACCCGTTCCAATGTCATTCTGAATTACTCCCGTTCCGTTACACGCACACATCTTAATTCCCCCTATATTTTATTAAGATTTTAAGTATCCGATTTCCCTTGCATAATCACGCATCTTTTCCATTCCTTCTTCTGACCAACCCCAATGAGTACAGTGCAATCCGCCGTAACCATTTTTACCGTTCGAATTATCATTACCGAAAATAAAGTCTGTGAAATCTCTGATTAACCCCCACATTGTTCCGCCGCCAGAGAAATTATATTCTTGTATCTTGTTCATGTAAGAACTTCTTGTCATACGCATTTGAACATTCGTTCCGTGGTCAACATACCAAAGGTTTCTGCCATCGTGTATAAAACGGGCCGTTCTGTCTTTATAACGAAAGAACTCTCTCTCGTGATCTGCTAAGTAATTGATAAGTTTATTTACAGTTTCAATCCGTTTTTGCTTGTCCACCTTATTTCCCCCCTTAGAATCCTAAATGTTCAATGCGTTTATCTGATGTTTCCTTAAATACAACTGCCTCAGCTTTATTTAAAATTCGACTTCCAAGCTTCTTGTCATATTTCTTGAATATATCTCCACTTGATAAGTTAGTTGTTGTAATAGTGACTTTCCCTTGCCTTCCGTTTGTTACTGCGTATAGTACACGTTGGATAAAGTTGCTTGCTTCGTCCGTTCTGTTCATTGATCCGCTCTCTGCGCCTAAATCATCAAGCACCAGAAAATCAACGCTTGTCAAAAGTTCCACACAATACTCTTCCGTATACTTAGAATCTTTGTTGTTAAAGGAATCCTTAATAAGTCGCATAAGTTGCTCAATCTCTACGAATAAACTGCTTTTCATATTTTTGTAGAGTAATTTGTCACCATGCTTTTCTCCATCTGATAATTCATAGAAATGATCTCTTAGTTCTCTCAGAATCGAATAAGCTAAATGACTTTTCCCTGCACCTTGTACACCTACAATAAATACGTTTTTAACCTCTCCTTCTTTTAGACTCTCTATAATGCCCTCTACGCGTTTTTTATTCTTTCTAGTCTCATTGCATTCGGTTCTATAATTAGATAGCGTAGCTTCGAGTATTTCCTCATTACTAATGATGCTGTGCTTTGTAAGCATGTTGAATTTTTTAGCTCTGTCGATTTTCTTATAATGATTGTTCGCTTGTTCTTTTAACACTCTGTCGTTTTCCTCAACAACACATCGTGGGCAAACAACTTGTCCTTTGTGCTCAATCATTTGGACAGGCTTAACAAACTTTTGGCCACCTATTTCATAAGAATGATTCATGCACTTATCAGAATGGAAGTTCACCTTTAAATCCAGGGATTTGGCTACCCTTTGCATTGCTGTTACCGACATTTTGATTCGCTCCTTTTTCATTTAAGTAACCTTCAAATTTAGTTCCGAATAATGTTTCTGGTCGTAAGTACTGGCTCATATTTGAATCGGTAAGCCATTGTGCTGCTTTTATATCAATAACTTGTTTGAAATCATCTATAGTAAAACCGTCTTTAAATCTAGCTTTAATTAACAATCTAGTTTTCGCTGTTTTATGTTTAAAAGATTTACCCGCTTTTTCATTTAGATAAGAAACGACATCTTCATAAGGAATGGACGACTGATTGTCTTCTTCGTTAGAAGAGGACATAGTATTATTTTGTTTATCAGTATTTGGTTTATTAGTACTTAGTTCTTTAGTACTTAGTAGCAGTGGATTTTCCACTAATGGTTTGTCCACTAGTGGTTTTTCCATTTGTGGATTTTCCACTAGTGGATATTCCCCTTGTGGAACTTCATATATAATCATTTCCCATCTAGCAATCTTTCCTTTTTCGTTTTTCACAGGATATCTCTTTACGTATCCATGTTCCTTTAATTCTTTTATGCCGGATTTCAGGCTATCTAATTTGTCTTTTGAATGAGTAGCGACTTCTTCCATATAAAAGACCCAGTCATCAGGGAGTGAAAGGATATATGCTAGGATTCCTTTTGCCTTCCAAGTTAAACGTTCATCACGAAGCCCTGTATTATTAATTGTTGTGTAGTTTTTGTCTTTGCTTACTCTAAAAGTTGCCATTTAGTTCACCTTCTTCATCCAACATTCATAGCTGACATTATCCGTGTAGCCGATTGCTCTAAATTCATGTTTTCCTTGAAAACTTCTGCCACTTTGTTCGTAAAACTTACCGTTCTTATAAACCGGTTTAATTGGTGTTAAGAAATCAAAACCTCTCTCAATCAAATCGTTTGTAGCTATTAGCATTTCTTTTTGTGTTTGTCTTCTAACAGGTATCTTAAACATCAACCATCACTCCGTTCGCATATGGCAAATCCTTTCGATACTTTCAGGACCCTATAACCTGGGTAGCGTTTCGGATTTATATATTTCAGTACATTTTGTTTTACTTCGTCTGTTGATTTGGCATCCTTCCAGCACCAAGCCGGAAGGAGTACCCTTGTTTGTTTATCGATCATGCTATTTCCATTTCCATGTTTTCAAAGTCGATTTCTTCTTGTTCTGGCTGCTCTTGTGCTTTTTCTTGTTCTTTCATACGTTTCTTATGTTCTAAAGCTAAGAATTTAACAAGGCCTGTAAGTTGCTGAAGGTTTAACTCTGCTGCTGGTACTTTAAAATGTTTAACCGCGATTTCTTGCAAATCATCATTTGTCATGTTGTACTCGCCTAATTTAGCCATTACTTCGCTTTGCTTGTTCTTTAACTCAACTTCTGGATCTACCGTTTCGCCTTCTTCCACTTGAATCTGATTTGGTTTATTTGGCGTAATATCTACGCGTTTTTCAGGTTCATAAGATGGAACACTATCTATTGGACTTGATGAAACTGCTTCATCTTCGTTAATTTCAATGCCGTACTGTAATTTAGCCGCACGTTTCATTGCATGTTTCTTGAACATATCGTTGAACCAGTTATTCCACATGTGCTTATTTGTACCGTTCTTCATATGGATTACTTCATCCGTTTCCATCATGACTACAACATCTTTAAAGCCTTCGCGTTGAGCCACTGCATAGCAACCGATTACTTTTCCGCGTGGGAATTTAACTTGGTGTTTTCTAATAATCCATTCACCCTCTTGAGAACGATCAGCTTCAAATTCATCATTTTCGTGAACTGTTTGAACATCGATACCTTTGTATCCGTTCTTTTGTCTTGCTAGGTGAAGTACGCCTTCTACTGATACTTGGATGCTCATTTTCCCACCGTATACGATGCAATAAATGTGATTTAGGAAAGGATTAAGTTCTGAGTTAACGCAAGTTTGTACGAATAAAGCGAATTGCTCGTTTGTAGTACCAGTTGCAATAGTACTTTTGATTGTGTCTAGCTCCGATTTCGTAAAGTTTCCGATTACCTTATCTGTATTTGGTGCTGCTGTTACTTGATTAGCCATTGATTACTTCCTCCTTATTTTTCAAAATTGATACTTCTGAAATATTTTTCGTTGCAAGTAGGATTAGTTCATGACCTTTACTTTCGATCTCGATAAAATCTTCTTTTAACATTGAATTGATTAGAGGTTTTAACTCACGTGCTTCCTTTACTACAACCTCTTTTTTGTAATGCAGTTGGTCGTCATTTATGACAATATCCATATAAAAATTAACAATATATTTACGCATTCGTTACTTCCTCCTTTTGGATTTCTTCTGATTTTATCGTGAACTCTGTATCTTCAACCTTCGCTATGATTAACTGTCCTGCTGGCTTAGCAAAGTGTAAGATGCTTTCAGCGTTATCTACGAAAGTAGGGACTACTAATTGAGATTGCTTGCTTAACACTTCTACAAGTTCTAATCCCGCTTTAATCTTTTCAGCTGTAGATAGTCTGCTGTATGGTTTACCATCCATTAAGATTTCAAATGTAGCTCTCTCTTCGCCGTTTTTAAGAGTTTCATAGAGCTGTACATCAATGTTTGTAAATAAACTTTGAATCTTACTTACCATCAATTCAGAACGCTTTGTACGGAAGTCTTTGATTGCATCAATGATTGCTATTGATTCGTTCTTTTCTTTGCGAATCTTTGCTTGTGAATCTGCTGCATCGTCAATTTCTTTCTGTAATAGTTCAAGTTGTTGTGATTGTCGAAGTAATCCGTTTAACGAGTAAATCTTTTCGTCAATTTCTCTTGTTTGTGTTAGATCTACTTCTTCAGCAGACATTTCTTTTATAGAAGCTTCTAGCTTTTTCAGTTCCTTAACCATGTTTGAACCAATTTGTTTAGCTTCTTCAAAGCGGTTAATTTTGTTTTGTTTAACTTGTTCAATTGCTTCATCTTGTAAGGCTTGTCCGCATGTATGGCAAGTGTCTTGTAATTTTTCATCTCTAATGCCAAAGACTACGCTCTTTTGCTGTAAAACACGCTGCTTCATGACTTCAATTCGAGAGAATAATTGATTATATTGCTGTTGTTTTTGCTGTGAATCTATAATTTTTTTATCGATTTCTGAACGTTTCGCTTGTAATTCAGATAGTTGTGATTCGATTTCTTCTTTATTAACATCAGTACTTTCTGCTTTCTGCTTCTCGTGCTGTTCTTTTAATGTGATAACTCGTTCACTAGCACGCTCATATGATTTCTCATGTGTTTTCTTACGTTCTACATGAACCTTCTGTAAGTCTTCTATAGAAAGTTTCTTTAAGTTTTCTTCTAATAAACCAACTTGTATTTTTGGTAACTCTGCGAAGACTTCTTTCTTTAGCGGTTCGCCTACATATGATAGAAGTTGTTCACGTTGTGTTTGCCAGTGTTGTGAGCTAAAGTAACCAGGATTGAATAGTGATAGGAATGCTTGTTTATCAAACAATTCATCTACAAATGATTCGAATTCCTTAGCTTTCTTAGGGACTTCATTGATAAAGTACTTAGCTGCTTTCTTTTGAGCTTTACCGATCAAAATATCCTTGTCGTCTACCTGGATAAGAAGTTCAACTTTTGTTTCTGCATCTTCATTACCGATTGGTTTCGGCTCATTTTTAGTTCCGTATGGATCAATGCCGTATAAAACCCATGTAATAGCTTCACCTATTGATGATTTACCTGCACCATTCGGGCCACTTATTGTTGTAATTTCACCGAATTCCACATTAAGATTTTCATGATTTTTAAAGTTAACAATACGTAGTTCTTTAAAATTGATTTTCATTATTTAAATCCCCCATTAAGTTGATAGTTCGTACTTTTATTTGCAAAATAGTTCGTTTGAAACGGTTTGTTGCGATGCCCAATCTTCTAGGAAACCATCGAACCCTTTGATCTGTTTCACATGCGATTTAGCAAACTCGATAAAGCGTTTTGAGGTTACACTGTGATTGCTGTACAACGTTTTCTCAACAATCTCTCTACCACTTTTACTTCTAATGAAGAAATGTAATGTGATTTTGTAAAAAGCATTCTTTCTTTTGTCTATCATGATTAACGTCCTCCTTGTTTACTGGAAGAAACGACCGTGTTATAATAGATGTACATAATAATTAAGTCGTTTCATGAACCAGTCGATTTGGCGTAATCGACTGGTTTTCTTTTGTTTAAAACAATTTACTTCTAAGGTCATATAGCTGTTCTTCGAGTTTTTCTAGTTTGTCTGGAAGCTCTTTAAGCGGAATCCCGAATACTAACCACGAGCTAACCTCTACTTCTAGTAACCTAATTTCCTCATCGATATCTGTTAATTCTTCTTGCAACGAATCGGACTCTTTTGCGATTTTACGACCAGTTACTTCAAAATTTTCTTCATCAATTAATAAGGCTTCATTCTCAATATCGTTTAATCTGTCAAAAACGCTTACCCTAGACATAATTTCCATTCCCCTTTCTTGATGCTTTCACGCATCGGAATATCCAGGAACCTTTCATTTAGGTGGGGACCAACATTAGATTCCTGAACATTCCGACAAGCGAAGGCTTGTCCTATTAATGAGTTGTGTTCTTTTCACTTTTTGTAATCGCATCAATTACCTTGTTTAAGTCAATACCCAGTTCATTTTGAATCATTACTCTGCTTATTCTAGATATAGTTTCTTCAAACTCCTCTTCTTCCCAATCTAAGATAGTTGCAATGAGAAAGAATAATTGCGCTCTTTCTTGCGGTGTTTTTAACGTTCCTGCATAATCTTTCAATGAAACAATTAATCTTTTTAACCCCAAATTGGGTTTGCTACCATCAATTACTGTTTTTACGTCCTGCGTGATCTTATCTAAGTTTTTCATCTTCCTCTTCCCCTCTCTATTTAGCTAAAGTTATAAACTCCTTATGCATTTCCTCAACCTTATCTGCGCTGTTATGTATCCCTTTAGCTCTTAAATCCTTTATGATCCATGCTAGTTTCTTTTGTTCGTATTCATCACGTTGCTGTTTATTTGTCATCTCTTGACCATCCTGTTTTCTTGTCCCATACATCTATTCGATGTACTAGGTATACAAATACACATATTGCCGTTGCTACGATTAACAGTGATAATGTACTTTCTTCCATCATTTACATCGCTTCCTTTCCAAGAAACTTATTAATGAAGTAAAGCTGACCTTTCCCTGTAACTTTTGTTGTGAACTTCGTTTCGAATTCACCGTTACTGTTTGTCCTTACGTATGGTTGTTTTTCGAATAACCCCATATCCATTGATCGTTGAGTTGGTGTATTGTACATGCTTCCTTCTCTACTGCATAGGTACCCGTTTTCTCTGAGCCATTCGAACAATCTATTTTGACCTGTATCAATTCCTTTTTGTTTTAATAAAGTTGCTAGGTCTTTTACTAAGATTGTGTTTACTGAAACTTGCACCGCTTCAGCAAATGTTACTAATGGTTGTTGCTGTAAGATTCTTCGTTCAGCTTCAACTCGCTTTGCTTTTTCTTCTTTTAAGTTGGTAAGAAGACCAATCATGAAGTCTGGATTTGTTACCGCTTGTTCTAGGGCTTGATCTGTCATGTATGCTCCGTGTTTTCTAATAGAAGGAAGCACTTCACTTGTTATCCACTTTTTGAATGCTTTCGCTTGTGGTTTGCGACTTCTAAGTATTAGCGAGTAAAGACCCGATTCATTAATTGCATTCATATTTTGTTGCCCTCCGAGGGTGTCCACTAATACCGACCCCCTTTCGTCTTCATCAAGACGAGAGTAAGCATCTCTTTGTTTGTTAATTCCTAAAACATCACAGACATCTTTCGCTACAAACCATACATCTTCACCTTGTACCACCGTTCGAACCTGACCGAACTCTTCATTATTGAAAACCTGTAATTGATTCATTTTCTTTCCTCCTCTTATAGTTCACGTTTCGTGAACGTTTAGGTAAAAATAATAGTTAACTTTTCGTTAACCTTCTACTAATTCGTCAACTGTAACATCATACAATTTAGACAGTAAACCTAATCTGTATATACTCGGTTGTCTCTTGCCAGACTCAAGTTGTGAATAAGCGGATTTTGTTGAGTACCCAAGATAACCACCCACATAAGCCTGACTATAACCACGATTCTTGCGTAACGCTTTGGCTTTTTCTATGTTTAATTTCATGTTTATCACCTTTGTTCGTTTCGTTAATTTGATAATAACATGATGTTCACTATTTGTGAACCCTTAAATTAAATTTTCTTTAAAAAACTTAAAAAGGTTGTCTTTGAGTGAACTTTTCTGTTACATTTTAAATATATATTAGGTATATATTTAATGTACAAACGCAAAAGATAATGGTATATGTGAACGTTATGAAGGGGAGAAAACAAATGAATTACCAATTAATTAGTAAGAGGGTTAAAGAAATCAGGACTGAAATACTAAAAATGAGTCAATCTGAATTCATTAATGCACTTGGACTAAAAAGTAAATCAGCAGTTTCTATGTGGGAAAACGAAGAAATGGATAAATGCCCATCAAGAAAAACTTCTTTAGATATAGCTAAACTTGCAAACGTATCTGTAGCTTATGTGCTAGGGGAATCTGATGAAAAGAACCCTATGACAAGTGCTCAAGATGAATTTGAAGAACTAATAACTCAATTTAGAGAAAAAGACCCAGAAAAGCAAAAGGAAATCATGAAATTATTTAAAGATTTAATGAAGATAACAGGCGATTGATAGCTTCAGAAGCTACCGATCGCCTGTTTCATTTTTAATATGATTTCAAGTGAATTTTCATCGCCTTCATGAGCCGCTTTCACAACCTCTAATAATCGTGATTCGAATTCTGCTACCTCTGTTGCTACCATGTTTTCTAAGCTCTCTTTTTTCATCCCTAAAACCCCCCAGTTTTTATCTATGTAGTTTGTGAACGATTCACAATGATTACCTTTTTGCATTTTTTCCTCAAAAATAGGATTTTCCCGAAAAGCACAAATGGCATTACCTCTCATTGAGGTAATGCCATTTAGATATATATTATAAATAATCAGCCAGCTCCTCCGCCGCCTGGATCAACCATCATTTTAAATTGAGTTGTCTCAGTAATAGCTGCTTGCTTTGGTTGTTCTTTTGTAACATCTGATGTATTTAATAAAAACACTCCAAGAACTGCTAACACTGATAAAGTTGATAGAATCTTTTTCAATATGCTCTCACCTACCTATAAGACAATTATACCATTTTTTCAAAGGATGCCCAAGTATAATTTAGGTAGTTGAGCATAAAATAAGTTCCCGTTTTCTTCGAACTTCTTTAATGATTTTTCTATCAGTTTTTTATCCCCTTTTGCGATTCCCATATAGCATAGTTGGAAAGCGGATAGCTTACCATTCTGTTTCTCTAATTCATTTAAAATCTCAATAGCCTTTTCCTTATTACCTTTTTTTATTTCTAGATAAGCTATTTCTGCAGGATCAGTAAGATGCAAATCATCTAAATCTTTTCCATGATATAATTTCAGGAAATTAAGTGTGTTCATAATGCATCTCTTTTTATTCTTCATCGTGTCATTGAAGGTATCACCAAGAATATATAATGCTTGCTCTAGGTAAGCTTTAGCTTTGTTGTAGTCTTCAAAAATATAAGACTCTCCAAGGACATTCAATGCACTCGCTTGTGGAATAGGGTATTTACCAAGTTCTCCAAGGTATTTCATTAAATAAGGTGTGTACTCTCTTACCTCTTTTATCTTGCAAAGCGAAAGACTTGCAGCATGTATACTCTCGTTAATTTTTATAGTAAAACTTTGTTTTAAAAATTTTTCCTTTTGAGGAATTTCTTTTTCGATTTTCTCCTTAACATCACGCGCGTATCTATACAAAAATCGATAATCACTTAGATCATATAAACCATAGCAATATATGATATCTAAAAGTAAACTCATTTCAGTGCTTTTTATAGTTTTTCTCTTTTTTTCAACCTCTGTTAACAACAATTCACCTACAAGATTCTCTTTGCTTCTTCTATATAGAATACGATAAACTTCAGCCCATTCTTTTGTAACATCATCTTTCGATAACTCAGCTTTTTTTATTAACGTTTCTAGTAATCCGAATTCACCTCTAGCATGGACAAACTCCATACCTATTTTTAAATTTTTATTACCTTTTATCTTCTCGCAATACTCAAATAAACACGCTCTTCGTAATTCTGGATTATGTTTGTACAAATGTATCAATGTGTCTGAAAAGCATTGAAAACTAAATTGTGTATTGCCATTGAGATAATAAGAAACCTTCTTTTCATTGATTCCAAGTCGTACTGCTAATTCTTTATTAGTGATACCAGCTGCGAATAAATCATCCTTCATTTTTATTAATAATTTCTGCACTGTTTTGCTCCTCCTTGCCGGAACAAAAGACACGTTATACCCAGTTTTTAACTTTTAAAGGAAAACGCGTCACTACATTCAAAAGATGTGTTATAATTTATGTAAGACTTGCAGTAAGTGTTTTCCCTAGCTGAGGTAGGGAAAGCGGTATAAGAGTGTTAGCGCACTACTTATACACGCTGTGAGTCTTTTTTACGTCCGTTTATTTTAATGTTTTCATAATAACACATTTTTCCCAAAATTCGGTCATAGAGTTACCTGACAATTGTTGAGAAAGTTGAGAAACCCCTGTACAACAAGGTTTCTCAATTGACATAAAAATAAAATATGCAATAATGCATGTGGCGTATGAAGACTTCATGTACATATTTTACCACTAAACAAACATTTGTTCTATATAAAAATTATTTTTCGTACACCCCTAACTTTTTTGTCTATTTTGTTAGTATATCTAACTTTTGTGGTATATAGATGGTCAGATAACTATACTCGAATTATGAGAACATTAGGCCAAACTATTAAATATTTTAGAAAAAAGTCAGGTTTAACACAAGAGGAGTTTGCTGATAAATACGGTTTTAGTCACGGTCAAATGAAACATTGGGAGACAGATCGACACCAACCAGATGTTGAGAGCATCAAAACTTTAGCGTCGATTTTCCGTATTTCTACAGACACACTCCTAAACTTCGAGAACGAGCAAGATGATGCATTACTAGCATTACTGCAAAGTGACGTCAAAAAAGCTTATGAGGAGCTTGATGGGCGTCAGAAAGGACGTTTTGCTAAGCAGGTTTCGTTATACGTAGAAATGCTGCAAAACAACAAAAATATTCTGTGATGAAAATGTCAAGATGTACTTCTGTTGGTTTCATCATAAAAGAAATGTTTTCCAATATCTAGAGGTAAAATTTTACATAATTTTACCAAATTAACCAATGAGGGCTACGGCTCTCTTTTTTTATTTTCGTTCGACAAAATATGACAAAATAGTTGTAACTGTTTTTGTTATGCTTGGTTGAGAAATCTTACATTTTAAAAGGGGATATTATATGGCTACTCCAAAATACACTAAAATTGATGAACGCTTTGGCGTTATTGAATACCCGGTTACTCTTGCAGAGATGGTTGAAATCTCAAAAGAACTACCAAAAACGGAACGTAAATACTATCAGTTTGCTTTCGATGCTTTAAAGAAAGTTATGAAGGCTAAAGAAAATATTCACTACTTTGAAGTAGCTGATCCTAAGCTAACAAAAACGGGATTCATTGTTGTTGGGGAACATAACTTATACCTGGTAATGATGAAGGGCGGCTTATTCGGTGGCGCTGAAGCTGAAGTAGTGAAGTACAAGGACATTAAGGATGTTGATTTTGATATCATTCAAGGACCGTTTGGTATCTCTCTTATGAATACAGGGATTATTTATCTTGAAATGAAGAAAATGTTTGGAACTAAGAAGCGTACAATCCGTAATATTCCTGATTACAATGTCGACGGGGTATTGAAAGCGATTCGTAATAAATTGAAATAAGTACTACATACTGGAGGAAATAAAACATGAAAAGAAAGTTACTTACAGCGTTAACTTGTAGCGCATTACTTATGGGATTGGCTGCTTGTGGTTCAAATGAGAAGACTGCAACTGAATCTAAACCTAAACAAGAAGCTAAGAAGCCTGAACCGATTACTACAACTTCACTTATTAGCGAATTCAAGAAAGCTGGATTAGAAGCTGAGAACCCTACGGACTTAGAACAAAAAGAGTTCGGAAACATGCGTAAAGACGGGAAACGCATCCTTGCACCGAAATTAGGTGAGGATAAAGGCGGCCGTGTGTTTGAATTTAGTAAGAAAGAAGATTTAGAGAAAGCTAAGAAGTATTATGATGAGCTAGGAAACTCTGCTCCAATGCTTTTCTCACATACATATGCGAAGGGGAACTTCCTTTTACAGATGAATGGCGATATGAAAGATGATGAGTTTAATAAATATAAAGAAGTTATAGATAAGGTAGTGAAGTAAGTAGCGGCACTCTCAGGAGTGCTTTTATTTATGAATTAATACACAAAAGGGGATTAGAAAGTGAAACTAACTTTATTTACAGTATCTAACGAACAAATTAAAGAGCAATTGAGCAAGTTGCAAACGAAGGTTGAGTCTTTGGAGACTGTAAAAGATGTACAAGATAAAATTATTTCGGCGAAAGATAGCCAAATAACATTCTTACAAGGGGAAATTTCTAGTGTAAGTAATTGGATTTTCTTTGTAGGTAGTGTCATCATAGCTCTTGCATCCGCTGCCTTTATTTATATTAGATATTTAGAAAAGAAAGCTACTAAGAAAATTGAAGAAGCAGAAAGCACATTACAATTAGTTACTGAAAAGTTGGCAGGAGTTGAAAATACAAGACAACACACCGAAAGAAACTTAACTGAATCAAATTCAAGAATAGAGCAACTGGACATATTAATCGATAAATCTAACGATATAGCAACTGTTGCTCAAGACAAGATTGATGAATTGGAAGAAAAACAAAAAATTAATATGAAATTTAACAAGATTAAAACATCTTTGGATTTAATCAAAGAACGTCACATTGACGATAAAGGATTTTGTCACCCAGATCATATGGATGAATTTAATGATTTTATCAGAAAAATACCATATAAAGATGCTAAGTATCGAGGTCTATTTACTGATATTAGCAACAAAATAATCAAAAACGAAACCATTACAGAAGAGGATATTAATAATATTGAATTACTAGAAAAAGACACACTAGAATTTGTTAGTGACTACATGATACTCCTTAACAAGTCGGGAGTTTTATAAAAGATATTTGGATGGGAGTCCAATACATATTATTAAAATTAAAGTGGTTCAAATCGGAAGAAGGCACCTTAGGGTGTCTTTTCTTTTTTCTTATTTTTATTTAAAAGATATTCTATTGTTTTACAAATTATCATCAATGATCCCCCAAAAAAGATTAAAGGAAACATTAAATAAACCATTATCATAAAACCCTCTAAATGAAGTTTATCCAGACCATAACTCATATAAGCAACAAAAATATCCCCTGCATAAACCAATAACAATAACAGTAATGGCCCTCCTAATAATAAGACAGCTAAATATACACCATATCGATGAACAACAGATTTGAAAGCATCCATTAACAAGCCCCCTTTATTAAATTTCACGTACTATATCTGATTGATAAAACCAAATTTCACAACAAAGTATATTCTAACCCACCGTCCTCTTTTCCTCTAACCAAATAAGTAGTAAATTCCTTATTTATTCCTCTATCTTAGTAAGTAGATCCCCTAAAACTTAAACAATCTCATATTTTTCATCATTTCTTCGTAATTAAGCTTGACTGAAGGTCTTGAGGGTTTTTATCATGTGGGAACGATTATGGAACACGGCTGGAAGGCAGATTTATCCCCTACTTTGAAAGACTACAAAAAAAGTAATCAGTCAAAATAGATGGATAAGCGTCTTTGTTTTCGCCATGCGGTCACTTATAAGGTATCCGTATGTATAGACCCTGTTCACTCAGCGATCTTCACCGCATACATCCTTTTACTATGGCTTGTCCTTGTAATATCGTCCCTACACGACAAACTGAATGTACTCCCTAGCACCATAATGCTAACGATAACCTCCCGAACCTTTTAGAGAATCGTCCCTGGGTAAGTTCTCACCCGCCCTCACCAAATGAACAGGAATCCAATGAGGGGTGCTGTCTTTGTAGGCGCATACTCAGTGCCCCCTGCACGACCAACAGCTAGCCACGCCGTAACACGTTCCCTCTATATAGAAGCACGGAATCACGGCTTATCAGTTTTTATCAACGTGGTATCAGGCAATTCCACGCGAACAAAAAAACAAAAAGGCATCTCCAATTCCTAAATGGCCTGTACATTCACAAGACTTCTAGGTTTAGAGATGCCCGGTATATATCTTTTGGACTACAAAATAATCAAAACTAGTATTTACTAGTTGATATTTATCCAAACAATAGATAAAATGGGTATATCAAAGAAGCCTCGTGAAAAGGCATAGTTGTTTAAGGTTAGTGGTGGTACACTACTTAAACGTTAACACTGTGGTTGAATACAGTTCTTTCTAGACAAGTGGTGGTACACTTGCTAGAGTAAGTCATTCCCGCTATCGGTTGGTGCCAATAGCAAATGGGAGTGGCTTTTTGTTTTGTGCTCATATTCAATTGTTTTGTTTGATCTATTTGTGTAGATTTGATTTATCAAAATATGTTTTGTTTTGTAGAATGATGCTTGTTGTGTACTACGTTACAACAAGCTTTTTTGTTTGTAAACAGCGAAATAACAACTTAAAACTACGAATAAGTGTAAATGTATACTTACGAAAAAGTGTAAATGTATACTTTTCTACCATACTTTTAAATTTGGTATACCTTTTCTAACTTACGCGCAAGTAGAAATGTATACTTAGAACCTCATATTTATAATTGATTCCTTCTTAAAAATTACCATTAACCCCTTATTAACGGTATATAGAGAATTTTTACCCAAACTACGCATAAGTGTAAATGTATACTTTTAAACCTTTAAAATCACCCGTTCTATAAACTACGTATTAGTAGAAAAGTAGAAAAGTATACTAAAAAATCTTACGCTATAGTATACTTTTCTACTTTTTCGATAAATCCGTTTAAAAAATGTAAACTTTTCCTCGGTATACTGTTGCGAATATTGTATGTAGATGTTACATTTTACTCAAAGGTATACTTATTCGGAGTTTTATGGAGGAATGTCGAAAATGACTAGACAAGCAACTACATACGTAATCGGTAACTTTAAAGGCGGAGTTGGAAAAACAAAAACAGCTACAATGTTAGCTTATGAAGCAGCTACTGTATTTAACGAAAAATGTCTATTAGTGGATATGGATCCTCAGGGTAATGCTACAAGAGTCCTTGCTAAAACAGGAGACATTGAACAAATAGACAAGTCTATTACAGATGGATTTCTAAATCAAAATTTGGAGAATGAGATTATCCCAGTTATTGAGAATTTGGATATCATTCCATCTAATACTTCATTTAGAAAGCTTTCAAAAATCCTCTTCGATATGTTCCCAGAGGATGAACTTGCACAAATTACATATTTAAAGAAGTTACTAGCACCATTAAAAGATAAATATGATCGTATCTACATTGATGTACCACCAACAATCAGTGACTACTCAGATAACGCTATGATAGCAGCTGATTATTGTATCATTGTTCTACAAACACAAGAGTTATCTTTAGAAGGCGCTCAAACATACATCGCTTATATGCAGTTCTTAGCAGAAACATATGATGCAGACCTACAAGTTTTAGGTATTATCCCAATGATGTTACACCAAGGGAAACGAGTGGATAATAAAGTATTACAACAAGCTCAGGAAATGTATGGCGGAAACGTTCTAGAGACAATCGTGAGATATCAAGAGCGCCTAAAAGTGTATGATATTGAAGGAATTCATAAAAATGTTAACGTTAGCGGTAATATTGATATGTGGGATGAAAAAGCTCATCAACTATTCATCGATGTTCTTAGCGAACTAAATGAACATGAAAATTATTTTGCAACTATTAATGCTTAAGGAGGAGGTTCATAATGTCTAAAGCACCATTTCAACCTATTGTCACAAAACCTGGAAACACTTTAAATGACAAAGGTGTACAGATAAAAGGAACTAACGATTTTGGCCGTAATAGTGAGCCTGTAAAGAAACAAGTTATTAAGCCAATCATCAATAAAGGCAAAGTAACAGCTCCTGAGAAACCAGATCAACGTTTAGTTCCATCTAAAACAGCTAAAATTTCACCAGCTGTTCTATTAAAACTTAATACCCTTAAACCATTTATTAAAGAACAAGAAAGTATGGATAAGGCATCAATTAACAGTATTATTGATATGCTTCTTGAAAGCTACGTAAATACTAAACTAACAACACGACAATCTGAAGGTTATAAAGGGATGTACAAGCATCTTTATGAAATGTTAGAAAAGAAATAACACGCAAAAAGTTTAAATAGGAGTGGTACCTGTGGAAAATAATAAGAATTCATTTGTAGTTACAGTTACACCTATTACTAACAACTCAGATTTAAATACGAACACAGAAAAGAAAATACAGGCGCCTGAGAAGAAGAAATTTAAAAACCAACAAGGGAGTATTAAAGTCCCTAATGAATCGAAAGAAGAACTTGAAGCATTAATGAAAATTACCAATAAGAAATTCGCTCATGAAATAATCGATTTACTTATAAATAGTTATGTAGAAAAAGAATTAACTGCAGAGCAGAAAATGAAATTTAAATTACTGACTGAAATATAAAAAGAAGTATCCCTGGTTCTAATTAGGGGTACTTCTTTTTTAGACTTCGTCTGTGTAGAAAAGTATACATTTCTACTTTTACGTAGTTTTTTATAAACCCTTACCAAAACTTCCACCACGGCTTTTTCTTCTCTTTCACTGCAGCAACTTCATCGCGAAACTCCTGTATTAATCTCTTCGTTTCCTGCATCTCACGAAGTGTCTTCATAAGCGTCTCATCTCGCGCTTCCAATCGTTTTTCCACTCGCTCATTATGCGCTTCTACGCTTGCTTTAATTTCCTCATTGCTTTGCTTAGCCTGCTCATTTAATCGTTTCTCCATTGCTAACATACTTTGATTCATTTCTTGCGCCATAACGCTGTACTGTTCCTGTAGTTGCTGTTTAATATGGAAGGGCACTAAGTCCGTTTCCTCAGCTTCTTCTTGAATCAGATCCGGATTAACCTTCTCAATTTGCTGCGCAATCATCTTCGCTGCTTTCTCTAGTGTCATGCCGTCATGCTTGCTAAGCTCAATTAGCTTCTCGATCACTATAACGTCATGCTCTGTGTATTGGCGTCTGCCGCGATTATCTTTCTTTACAGAGAACCCCTCGCGTAATAATACTTCCATGTACTTTCTAAGGGTGCTATCAGAAATTCCTAGTCGCTTGTATACTTCACTAGCAGAATAAACAATTTCGTCCGTCATAACGTCACAACACCTCCTAGTGAGAGTATTCCATGGTAGGTGTAAAATTCCTGCAAAGAAAAAAGCCCTACAAGCGCAGGACTAAATAGCTTTAGCGATTTCAACAAGTAATCTCATAAATAGAGGAATCATTTGGACAACTATATAGCCGATTCCTGCCCTTGAAATAAGAGAGAATCCCCGTTCCTGGCTACCCACCATAATGAATAACCCACCGCATAACGCCACAACGGATGCGATTGGATAGGACACTGCTTTAATCAAGAATATAACTGGCTCAAATGCATTTACAATACGGTTATATAATTGGCCATCTATATAATTTTTTATTGCTCCGTCATTGGACTGCACATCTTTAAACACTTCATTCACATCTGGATTATTTCCATCAGCAAAAACATGAGGAATATCTATAAGATTATTGAATATAATTACACTGCCAATCATAATTCCTACTCGCGCCGCCACGGGTGCGTATTTTTTTGCTTTCTTTTTGAACAAGCTCCACTTTTTCTTTGCCCCATAGTTACCATCCATAAAATCCTTGATGCTCATTGTCTCAGTTGCCATATGGACCATCTCCTTATTGTTAATGGAAATCAGTAACCGTAAATATGTTACAATCCAATCCCTCGCAAAGCTTCTGGAGCTGTTTTCTTCTATATTCTGTCGTAGTGTACCAAATAAACTTAGGTTTCTTCTCAAATACATTGCATTCTATTAACTTTCTATACTTCTGCATCTTGATACGGTTTGCACTCATTTTCTGCTCATGATCCACCTCTACAATGTGGTAACGGCCATTATCCGTAAATAAAGCATCTGCAATTATAGAAGCGATACCTTTCACATTCATTTTCACTTCCTGCTTCCACGTTTTCGGGCATTCATAAGCAATGTAGATGTCATTTCTCATAATGTAATGGCGAAATTGATTCGAACGTTTGAGTATTTTCTTGCTCCCAATACGTTCACGCCCTTCCTTGTTGAGATAATAAACCTTTTCTCCATCTCTAAAGCTAGATACATATTCTTCAATACCCTTCATTACACGAGAAGCATTCCTGTCACCGCCAAGATCATGAAGTACCTGGATTTGCTTCCTACTTAAAAACCCCAACTTCTTCAAGCTCAAGAGTATGGACTCGGTTCTCGCTTCCTTTATGGCTAATTTTTGCATCTTCATGCTCCTTCCTCGCTCTAATATTGATGTGTGGCTTTATGATGTTATCAATCTGCTTATTATCGATATAAACAGTCTGTAAGACCTTTTTCTCATTTGTTTGGTATATAGCCCTTCCTTTTATGTTAGGAAGACTCTCCGCGCCGCCCTCATCTAGCACAGCACGACTTCCTGCTTCTGTTTGTAACCTGAAGCAAACACGAGCACCTATATTTTGTCGCAATTGCGATGGCAAGGCTTCGTTAGTCGGGTACTGAGTCGCATATACCAAGCGGAATCCCGCTGCCCTACCACGACGACCTATATCAACAACGATGTCTTTGCACTCCTGATATGGCGTCATGTCGGCTGCTTCATCTACAATGACAAAGTACCTCGTTGGATCGCCTGCTTCTTTTATATCTTCGTATCCTTTTTCTAGTAAGTATTCATTTCTAACATTCAGTTTATCTTGCAATTCCCTTAGAGTCTCAAGGGCTTCCTCTGGATTCTTCGCGATTGATTCGACTTGATTTAGGAATCTGTATCGGTTGAAAGAGAGACCACCCTTCAAATCGATAAGGAATAGCTTTATATTGTCTGATTGGTTTCGTACCAGTGATGTAATTATAAGTTTTAATACATTTGACTTCCCCATATCCGTCATGCCAGCAGAGATCATGTGCGATATCTGATCAAAGTCGTGTTTTACTAATCCATCTCTTGTATAACCGATAGGTACTTCCCATCCTTTGCATTGCTTCATCATGTCATCTTCAAACTTCACAAAATCAGGAATCCCTTTCTCATAAATTCTTATTTTCAGCAAACCGTCGTAAGACAGCTCAATTTCCTTTCTAACGAGTTTTTTCTTGTTCATGATGTTTTGCATTTGTTTTAAGATATCTTTTCTCAGTCGAAGAGATTTGAAGTCTTGTAGTCTAAAATCATAAACTTTGCTCTTGTGATTCAATCCGTCCTCTAAATGCTGTATTTTTTGTTCGAAATCGGAGAAACTAAGTCCCAAGGGAATCCGATACGCATATTCCACACCCCACTCATTTCTCGTTTTGCGAAGCAATTGTATAGTCCTGGTCTCTTTTCCTTCTTTCACTTTCAAGCCACAGTTCGCACAAATCCTTTGGATCTTAGAAGCATCAGTCGTTGCTCCTTTTTGATGCATTTTTGCTAGAAGAATGACACTACCAACTGCAGCTGAACTTACTAACTCAAATATCATAAACCCACACCACCCTTCTTTTCGTATTCTGCAAGAATAGTCCCTAGAGATTAGAAGAGATGAAAACAGCTATGAATCGTTGAAACCATTAGTCTTTCAATGTCTGAAGTATTATTCTGCGAGCGAATTCTATTTAGAATAGGTGAAACGAAGTTTTAAAAGGCTATTAATTTGGCACAGTGAATCGTAATTTGTATGGTATGGTAAAAGGTATTTTGCACTGTTTGGTCTTTATGTCAGTTTTTTTCTCACGTTTAAAAAAATGACGGAAAGGGCAAGCTGTTCATGAGGTGGTAAAGGTGTTTGGATTAGGCAAAAAACGCAGTAAATTTGGTAAGTGGTTAGACAAACAAGGAATCACACAAGGGGAATTAGAAAAAGCGGCTAAGTTAAGTAGAGGTACGATTTCGAAAGTATGTAATGATAAAGAATACATACCTAAATTTTCAACTATATCCCAAATAACAAGGGGATTAAAGAAGTTAGGGAAAAACATAAACGAAAATGAATTTTGGATGTAGCTTCACTTAAACGAGTGGGGCTATTTTTATTTTTTTTGAAAAACCTCTTCATAAAAGAACATACATTCGTATATAATAAGAACTAACGTTCTGTTATTTAGGGGGAATAACGGTGTATGACTATTCAATATTACAAAACCGAATTGTTTTATGTGTAGATCTTCGTAGCTTTTATGCTTCAGTCAGTTGCATCAAAATAGGATTAGACCCACTTCACACAAAGTTAGCTGTAGTTGGTGATGTGAATAGGAGTGGTTCGATTGTATTGGCTGCAACTCCACCATTAAAAGCGTTAGGCGTAAAGAAAATGGCTAGATTGTATGAAATCCCGTGTCGTAAAGATGTTCTCGTGGTGAATCCAATTATGAGCACTTACATAAAATGTTCTAATTTTATCACGAAGTTAGCTCTACAATACGTTACTGTTGAGGATTTCCACCAATATTCCATCGATGAGTTCTTCATGGATATTACGGATAGTATTCATTTATTTGCTAACGATCCGTATGATTTCGCATTAAAATTCAAACGTGAAATATATGCGAAGACGCGAATCGAATGCACGATAGGAATTGGCCCTAATCCTTTAATGAGCAAAGTAGCGTTAGATGTGGAAGCGAAGAAAACGAAAGATTGCATAGCATACTGGAAGTACGAAGATGTACCCATAAAATTATGGCCAATCCGACCACTCAATAAGTTTTGGGGGATTTCGGGTAAGACAGAAGCAAAATTAAACCGAAAGGGGATACATTCAATCGGGGACTTAGCGCAGTACCCGCTTAAATACTTAAAACAAAGTTTTGGCGTTATTGGTGAAGAACTACACTTACATAGCAACGGCATTGATTTTAGCCGTATATCAGAAAAATACGTTCCAGCAACAACTTCTATTGGTAAAAGCCAAATACTTATGCGTGATTACACTATAGAAGAGTTCCCTATTATTCTGTTGGAGCACATTGAGGAAGTTTGTTATCGAATGCGAAGACAAAACAAACTAGCTCAAACTATTCATTTTTCTATTGGTTACAGCAAAGATTACACCGGTGGTTTCAGGAAAACGCACACTATGAACCGACCAACTAATTTAACGATGGATATATATAAGGTTTGTACATATTTTTTACATGAGTTTTATACCGGGGAACCCATTAGATCCATCAATGTTTCTTTAACTAACTTAATCAATGAAGGCGAAGAACAAATCTCACTATTTGATAATGTAGTACAACGAGAAAAAGAAATGAAACTAACTAAAGTAATGGACGAAATACGCACTAAATTTGGAAAGAACAGCATATTAAGAGGAATTTCGTATACAAATAGTGCGACGGCAAGATACAGGAATACATTGTTAGGGGGACATAAAGCATGAACAACGCTAATATGCCAAAAGGAAGAGGAATGGTGAAATGGACTCCATTCGCTGCGATGCCGGAGCAATTCACTGGTATCCGTGAGATCGTTAAAGAAAAGACTAAAGTGGAACGACCTACATTAACCCAGGATGAACAAGGACTTATTGAGAACATGTTGTTATGTTCGTTACTTTCTGAAGAAGAAATAATGATTACATATTACGAAGGTGGTTTTTTACTTACTAACTATATGACCGTTATTGATATTGATCCGCTGAATAAATCTATAATTTGTACGGATGCATTTTATAATAATATGACGTTGAAATTTATTGATATTATTGATGCAAAATAAAAAAAGGCCGCCAAACAGGACGGCCCTTTTTTTACTTAACTGTATATACCCAGCCTTTACGGTCAAGGTAATCAATAAAGGCTTTTAATTGAACATCGCTAGTTGGATCAGTTACAGGATAAATGTACCCATCACTTTTAAGGTTTAAGTTACCCGTCATGTGAACTGAATTTAAAGCGCCAACTACATCAGCTAGATTTTCTCCGCCGATTCCTCCTACTTCTACAACATTACGTTTTTGATTAGGTGGTGGAGTTGGTGCGGTTGGTTGACTACCCCCAACAGTTTGTCCAGTCAATGCGTATACAATGGAATCGGCAATCTTATCTACATCCCATTTAGCCATATCGGATTCGTTATCGATGAATCCAAGTTCAATTAGGATTGCTGGCGCTTTAGTACTATTTAACACATAAAGATCAGTACGTGGTTTCGCTCCACGATTAGACCATCCGATATCTTTAGAGAGTTGCGCTGATACTTTTGCCGCTAAAGATTGTTGGTCATAATAACAAACTTCCACACCGTTTGCAGAACCGTTGTAAGCGTTCAAATGGAATGAAACTACAAGGTCCACACTATGAGAATTACAGTTACGAACGATGTTATTTAAGTTTTGCGATTGAGTTTTACCAACATCGTCCGTGTCATCGTAAACTGTATGTCCTAAAGCTCGTAACTTAGCTGCAACCGCATCTTTAACCAGACGATCCATAACATGTTCTTCTCTATTTCCCCAGTTAGCACCTTGTACAAAACGATTGTGACCACCATGCAAACTATATTTACCCATTATTCAACATCTCCTTTTTCGTTTTGTTCAGTCGTATCTTCATGACTTGTCCAAATACCAAGCGCAATACCAAATAAATAAACAGCTTGCTGTACCTTTTCTAAATTACCTTCAAATCCAGTTACTCCGAATACCGATAAAATCAGTCCAAAGACTGAAAAAAGCGCAACCCATGTTTTCCAGTTGCGCAAACGTTTTAAAATATTTTCTTTTGTTAGTGGCATTTTTAATTTGCCTCCTTTTCTAAAGTATCAAGCCTCTTATGAGCTTGCTTTGAGCTTTCTTCAACTCGTGTGACACGCTCCCCAAGAGCAATCATTTGTTTTTCACTCGCTTTTAAATCGATTCGGATATCATCAACGCCTTTGCGGATATATCCTAGCTCAGCCTTCATTTCTGCACTTTGTTGCCCATCTGATTTAATGGATTTCGTTCTGTTTAAAGAGTATGCAAAGTAGCTAATAGCAAGTGATAGTACTGCAATTAGCACACCGATTTCAACATTCATCGATTCACCTCCTTTCAAAAATAAAAAAGCCTGCTATAAGCACGCTTTGAATCACAATTATCAGTGTAAATATTCGTAATCATTAATTACATTTGTTTGTTGTAGAGTTTTAGCAATGCATCACCTGATTTTTCACAAAATTAAACGTCAGCTCGCCATTTCAGGATAATATTATTTGTGCCAGATATAGGCGCATTGCTAAAGTAAACATATATATTTGTAGCGTCTGCTAGTGTATATTTGATTCCTGCTGTGCCAGCATCGTATGACGTCGGGTTCACAATCCAATAGCTGGGAATAACACCTAATCCGTGAGGGATAGATTTAGAAACTACTCCATCCCCGTTATAAGTAATAGTTCCTTTATTACTTAATTGCGAAGTCCAGTTTCCTGACTTGTTTATAATCAATAAATCCGAACCTTTTTTACGTAGCGTAATAGTTGCTCCAATTTGTGTTGTAGAAATCATTCCACCTGTCGTTGTAATGTCAGGAAGGATTTTTGAACCACTATGAAGAAAAGCAATTCCCACCGATGTACTATTTTCTAATGTTACTTCTTGTCCATCAAACATTGTGGCGATTACTCGAACAAAAGACGAAGCTCCAATATTTGTTATCTTTTTAAAACAGTACATCGTGTCCATCGTTAGATCGGAAGTGATATTCTTTGTTAATATTTTATTTCTGTCCTCTAATATGAAATTTTGAACTGACATACCAAAATAAGTATTAAATGCTAAAAATGAATCTCCATTGGCATTGTCTAATTTAACCGGATTCACGAGCGAGCAATTAATTAAATTTCTAAATTTGCTAGGTACTCCATAGTAGACACAACGTGGCGTACTACTACCAACTACTTTCGGATTTATAATATGAATATTACCTACATCTAAAGATAAATCTGCTGTTGTTGAATCGGTTGCGCCTATCCAAAATACCCCCATATTACTTGGCGAATTTTCTACATAAGGTTCCGTTATTGTTACTTTCGGAGCGTTATAAGCCCACATTTCAGCTAAGAACGTTGCCGTACGATTATCTCTATAATTTGGTTTTTCTATATTAACGAACCCTTCAACATTGTGCATCGGTCTTCTAACGTAAGCACCGAATTTAGACTTAGTATCCTTATGATTAAGTATTGTTACACTTACTTTATTTAAAGAATTAGCATATGCACCACCGAATATTTCAATTCCCGCCCCATCGCAGTTTTCTGTCTGAAGATTATCAATTACAATATCTTGTAGAAATTCAGAATTGAAATTCGGTTCCAAATCTATTCCACTAGCAGGAGGTGTTCCACTTATATTTTTAATTATCCCGTCATTAATACGCAAAGTTTTAGCGCTTATTACGGAAACGCCTTGTCTGCGGCAATTTTCAATTAGAGGGTTCGTAATTATTACATTAGAACAATAATTTTGTTTTGCTGTACTCCCGATGTATATTCCATCACCCCAACATTTTGAAATATTAGGATTTTGAATTGTGATATTACTAGACCCTTGTATATTAATACCATGTCCCCATTCTCCTATTGTTCCGATATGCGTGTCTCTATCGCCAATAATATTTGGATTAATCAACTCTACATTCGATACATCTTTCAATGAGATAATGTTATATTCACCAACATTTGTAGTTTTAGATTTTATAATAGCATTTTTACTGAATGTAACTTTTGAATTACTTTTAATAAATAAAGAAATGACTGGATCTACTAAAAATGTCCCATCAGGAATAAATACGTTTTTATAGTTATTTAATGATGTTTGAATAGCTACTGTACTATCGAAACTAATATCTTCTTCAATAGGTTTCGCTCCATCTAATCTGACGTTCCTACCAGCTTCTTGTAAGAGATCAATTTTTTCATGAATGGCATCAGTATGTTTTTTTAATGTTTCGTGAATAGTACCATCCTTCTCTACCCTAGCTTGCGCTGCTTCAACAGAGGAATCCCCCTCTATAACGATTTGATTCAACTGTTCCTGAACGGAGTTCGATGTATTATTTGCATTGTTTGCTGTTGTTTTCGCTTCTTGAACTAATTGTTCTGCTGTTTCCGCTTTATTTACAGCATCATTAACGGACCCCTGCATCCCGGATAATTCTCTAAAATTATCATTCAAATCAATGCGCCATTGCCTGTCCATGTTAGTTCCCAGATCCTTTATTGTCACGTAATAACCTCCTTATGGCGTTATGATCTATTACTTAATTCCTCTTCAAGCTGGCGAATTTTAGCTTCCATTTCTTCTTTTTGTTTTTCAAGCTCTTCTTTCGTTTGAGAAAAATATCTCTCTTTTACTGTATTCTCTATTTCAATGTCGATCGCTTGTAATTCTGCAACCCGTCCGTTTAAAACTACCTTATAGTTCCACAAAGTGTCTGCGATATAGCGATCAACTCTAAAGTAATGCATGTAATCTTGGCTAGGGATGATACGTTGTCCGCATTCCACTTGTGTTATAGTCCCGTTTTCATCCGAATCAGCATAAATAAACGTTTTAAATCGCTCGTTAAGTTCGTATTTTTCTTTCAATTCCATTCGCGTCACCCCTCTTGCCATTTACTTAACACCCTTGCGTATGATGTGTGGTCCGCACTGTTTGAAGCTGTTCTTAAATACACATATTTCATTTGACCTGTCGGTACGCCTAAGTCAATTCTCGGATTAATATAATAGTTGTCAGCGATTGTTTTATTGTGTGATGTAAACCATAAATCTTTCCCGTCATTATCTACAATTTTGACTTGTGCAGATGAACCAGGGTCAACCGCAAGACTCAATGCGAATACTAAATATCTTCCTGTATGTTTGAAGGTAAAGAAATTACAATTTGACCACGTGGTATTACGTGTTGCATACCAATATGCACTATAAGCAACACCTGGTGACATAAATGGAGGTTCATGTGAGCTGACACCCATATCAAAGTTAGCTGTTCCATCTATAATTAAGTTATATCCATCCGCTCGCTCTATTTGTATAGCACCTTTTTTGGCATAAAGACCGCGATAATCAAATCTAGCGAAAGAATCTGATTTGGATGTAGTGGCTGTAATTCCGTTCTGGTCCATATTGATTGTCGTTGGAAGTGGTGCGGTTAAACGTAAATCCGTTCTAATTTGTTGCATTTTAGCTCTAACTTCATCAGGATTAGCTGTCCAATCCATTAACACGTCACCTTCTTGGAATGACATTTCAATTACATGTAATGTTCCAGTAGGTAATCCGTTGAAAATGTAAGGAGAGAAGTACAAATCCTTATCCGCTGGTGTTAAAAATGTAACGTACACCCTTTTCCATTGTTTATCTAAAATGGACTGATCATATTTAACGATGGTTGTCATTTGACCATTTGTATCTTTGGATGTATGTGCCCAAAAGTGAAGAGGTGTTAACTCTGTTCCGTTTCCTGCTGCCGAACCACGCACCATAGCGGAATACGTATAGTAAGTACCTCTCTTTAAAGGGATATTCCCTTCTAGATATCTAACACCTTGTGGCATAGGAATCCTCAATGTACTTTTGCCGTTATAGACAACAGAAGTATCTACTACACCGCCGCCTTGTCCGTTATCTGCCCACATCGCGTTCCATTCGAAGTCGGATGTGTTATAGAGTATATTTCTGCCGCCACCTTGTTTCTTTGCAGGGTCATATCCTGCATCGAAAGTCGTTTCTGGACCGACACGGATGTTATTCGCTTCAAATTGCCCGATAACCCCTACAGATGCAACTAAACCCTCGTAAGTTAGCGCTTCTTTAAATGTATTACCACCATCAAAAGTAATCCCTAGACCAGCGCTATTGAAAGCAACAAAGTTATTGCGGTCTTTAGGGTTAATAGCAAGTATTCCATTCTCGAAAACTAATTCTGTTTCTGCGTTTTTAATAGCTTGCGTTGCACGTTTTACCGCTTCATCGAGAGCGTTGTATATTATTTTCCCATCATTATTTACAATGCCCTTCAATGATTTTTGTATCGCTTGAAGAAGAGTTCCTGATAAATCTTTTTTATAGTTAGCTAGTGTAACTTTGCAACTAATTATCTCTAATTCATTATTGAACTCTTCATCAATCTCCATAATTCTCGTTTCAATATCCACATTCATCGGCTCGTAAATTAAAAGAACCCGATCTCCTTCATTTGGGATAATGTAAGGATATCCGGCTTTTCTTAAATCTATAAAATCCAGTGTCATACTGATAACTGGAGTGTCTTGCAATGATTCTTTTAAAGCGTTATCTAATCCTGATATTGTGGTGTAGCGTTCGTCATCAATCATAGGTGCTTCAAGGAAACCAAATATATGAACGTTTGGACTTGTATACTCCCTCATTAATCCGTCTTTACCATACCCTCGAATGTATGTAGCAAGTGATTTTGTATCAATTGTACGTTCGAAGGTCTTTATATTAAAGTTATATCTAAACTGAAAATCGGTATCTTCACCAATCTTCGTTTTAAATCTAACTAAATTTCCGCTAATAGACATTTCTGCTCTATATCGTTCTAATACCTTTTTCAACAAAGATAAGTGATTGTCTTTACCAAAGTTCTCGAAATCTTGAGCGTAAAAAGAATCGACTATCGCTGTTTGATATCCAGTACCTTCAAATACAAAGTCTAGCGCATCCCGTAACGTCATACTTCCATTACGCACTTCGTATTTTTGTTTATCAATCATCTTCACAAAGAAGTCATGGATACATTCAACTTGTTTGTAAAAGGTATTACCGATATTCCTTTCGGCAATAGACTTAATTACATACGTCTCTCCATCAAATTCAACTTTACTTTCTTCTTGAACAAGTGGAAAAGCATGTTTATTCTCTTCTGTAGGTATGATGAGAAAACTAATAACTTTCTCTCCGTTCACTTTTCGAACACGATTAAAACTTTTAAACCCGGTTAATATTTCTGTGTTCCCTAATACATCTGTAATTGTAATTAAATTCAAATATTCACCTCCCAACTATAGATAGTAAAATCTAAAATCGAATGAAATAGAAAAGACGCCTGTGGCGCCTGTGATTTCAAAGTCATTAAACCCTGGATTTAGCGTAATCAACTTTTTATTTGTATCTCGCACAATAGATAAGCTGTTCTTTGTGAATCTCACTTGATCTAATCTTATCGTGTCATTTGTTGAAGTGGTTCCTGTATAAGACCACTCATCACCGGTTGTCTTGTTTTTTATCTTTAAATTGGTTGAAGCGCCTTTAAACGTAATCAACAAGGGCATTCTTCGTGGGTTGAGCGGAACATTGCCAGCATTATAAATACGGAAGGTAGAAGTGGAGTGGACATACTTTGGATCTTCAAATGTTAATCCTTGTCCTATCTGCCACAAACCTATATCAATATCTAATGGAGTCAATGTGGTTCCTATTGATTCGGCAAATGGACTAGCTGATATGAATTTAATATCGAAAAAGCCATATATCCTTTGCTGGTCTATTTCATAATCCGACTCACATTTAACTAACCATTGTTTGCCTGGATTACGCTTATCAATGATATAAAAAGCTTGCCTACTATCAAATATGTTGAATACTTCATCTCGAAATAGCGCATAGTCCCGCATATCATTTGCTTTTATATAGAAAGAGCAATTGATTTTACGCGGACCATAAACAGTCCCTAAATCAATTGCTCCATGACTTCCTTCCATTTCCTCATAACTATGCTTTGGAGAAGGCGCTGAAGGATTAAAGTCTCTTGTTTCAACACCGATTTCGTCCAAATCGAATATAGTTCCGTTTAACAATTTTACAATTGTGCCGAGTGTTTTGATATTTTCCAATCTATCAGCGTCCTCCTTCCATATAAGATTTTATTTGCATTTTACCTGCTTGCATGTCGTCTAGGTACGGCTGACTCGATCTTGCAATTTCGTACCCGTCTAGCATTACTACATTCTCTATTACTATATTTCTAGATGAATTATTAGCATTGTCAACTTGTGAGTTTGTAGTTTGAATGCTTTTCAAATTACCTTGTCCTACACTAGATGAAACTGATGAAATACTTGCAGGTGTTTTGTATCCAGCAGAAACCATTGGAATTGAAGGACCTGATACAGTGCCCATTGCAACATCACCAAGTGATATTCCTTCAGATAACGAATCGAATGCATCCTTCACTGTTACTGCCATATTTTTTGCAGCTCTTAAAACCGGGTTCTCCATTTGGTTAATACCCCATATTAAACCTTCACCGACGTAATTACCTGTATCTCGCATTTCTCTAGAAGGGGACTTAACTTGTAATACTCGATTTACAGTACTAACAATACTACTTCCTAAATCTTTAGCAGCAGATACCGCGGAGCTAATCATTGACCCAATTCCACCTATTAATCCTTGAACAATATTTACTCCAGTTTCAAAGAGATCAACATCTCCTAAAGACTCTAGAAGTTGGCTACCTATTTCAACCCCAGAACTAAATACCTCTCCAACTAAACTTATAATCCCGTCAATTAGTGCGCCGATTAACTCCACACCAGCAGAAAGTAATTCTGGTAAGTGTTGAATAATTGCTTTAAGCAGTTCAGCCATAAGTCTAATTGCAGCAGAAACCAATTGAGGTAGCACCTGAATAATCCCATCGATTAATTTCGTCAAAATTTGAACGCCAGCATCTATAATCTGCGGTAGGTTCTGGACAATTATTTCTGTAAATTTATTGATTATTTTTATAACTGCATCAACAATTTGTGGGAGAACTTGAATGATCCCTTCAATAAGCTTGGTTAGAATCTGTATACCGGAATCAATGATTTGCGGTAAATTTTGAATAATAACCTCAGTGAATTTTGTAATAATCTGCATCACAGCATCAATTAATTGAGGTAGTACTTGAATGATCCCCTCAATTAATGAATTAAGAATTTGAATCCCTGCATCTATAATTAACGGCAGATTTTGAACAATGGTATTTAATAAAGTTGTAAAAATCTGAATAGCCGCTTCAATTAATTGGGGTAGCATTTGAATGATTCCGTTAACTAAAGATAGTAAAATTTGAATCCCTGCATCTATTAACATAGGAATCATAGGGATTATCGTTTGAATGAACATTGTTATAACTTGTATTGCCGACTGTACAATCATAGGCAACATCTGCGTAATACCTTGGACAAGTGCGTTTATAATTTGAACTGCAGCTTCTATAATGACTGGTAAAGCCGTTACAATTGCCGTTACGAGCGTTTGTATCAAAGAGATACCAATCGTTATAATCTGCGGTAATAGCGTTGTAATCCCTGTTACAAAGGTTGTAATGATTTGTAAAACTGCTGCTACGATTTGTGGTAGTGCTTGTGTGATACCTTGTACTATGCCAGTGATTATTTTAATTCCTTGTTCAAGAAAAACAGGTAATTGAGTTGTTACAAAATTCGTTAATCCAGCAACTAAGTTATTTAGGATTTCCCCAAACTTAGTAACCATTTGAGCTCCACCAACACCAGTTGCTTCTGTCATTCTTGCGAACATAGTGCCAATTCCAATGATTAATCCAGGTATACCACCAATCAAAATAGCTAATATAGATGGAAAAATCGTTTTGAATACTTCAGTCAACCCTGAAAAATCACCATGAAACGCCTGTATAATAGCATTCTTCATTGTGTTTAGTGCTTCTTTAATTTTATTAACAAAATCATTAATCGCTTGTATCGTCTCTTTACTGAAACCGAGAGATTTCAACAATTTATTACCAGCATCCGAATTACCGCTAATAATTTGCCAAAAAGCTTTTATTGTGTTTAATGCATTGTTAATAGCATTCCTAAACGGTTCAATGTTTTTGTAAGCATATGCGAAACCTACCGCCAATCCTGATATTGCTGCTGCAAGAGCCCACGCTACAGGACTGGCCATTGCTAATACAAGAACAGCAGGTTTGATAACCATCCATAATGCAGCAAACGCCGCTCTGTAACCCATTAATAATCCCATCCCTGCACCCAATGGCAGCAATAGGAGCGTTAAGGCTGGAACAAGCATCATTGTCCCTTGAATGAATTTCGCTAAAGCTGGATGCGCTTCATTAAATGCTATAACCATTTTCGCCATAGCATTGACAAAATTAAAAATCGGAATCATTAGAGCTGCAAAGGCATCTCTCATCGGCTGTAGTGCTTTTGTTAACGACTCCATCATATTTTTATATGCTTCTGCATATTTAGGGTTCATTTCCATGTTAGCTTGATGCAATTTCCCATAAAACAGTACAGCACTTACGCCAACAACCAGGAAGGCTTGAGTCATCCCCATAATAGATTGGTTAATGATTCGTATCTGATCATTTAACTGTTTAGCATTAGCTGTTGGGCCCAAAAACTCTAAAGCGAGCTGCGCTGCACTACTTCTATTCGCTAACCTTTCCATTGCATTAGTAGCCATTAATGTACCGCGTGATAAGTTATACAATGGATTTCCCATGCGTTGTAAATTAGCCGTTAACTTACTAGAAGTAGTAGACATGTTGTTCATCATACCAATCGTTTGGAGTATAGATGCCTGCGCCGCCACATCATTTGCCATCATTGCGTCATTAGCGGCTTTTTCAGCAGCGCCAATTGCATTAATTTGAGAAATTAAATCCTGAGCACTACCGGAATACGTTGCCATTCCCATAGCAGCATCCAAATATGCTAATTTCGTACGTTTTAATTCTTCAATGTGCGGACGCATTGCTTCTCGTTGCGCAGCTTTTAATTGTCTTAATCGTTGGCTATATTCGCTATTTGCATCCCCCATATTCTCGATACTTCTTCGATACTCACGAGATGTACGGTTTGTCGTTCTAACAAAATCATTTAACTGACTTTGCATAGCCGCCATTTCTCTTCGTATCTGATCCGTCTCAGCCCTAAATTGAACAACTAATTCCTCTTGTGTCGCCAAAATCTCACCTACCTTTCAATCAACCTAAATTGAGATTTTGTAAGAATTTCATATCTTCCTCAGTTTGCTTCGCGCGATTTTCAATAGATTTTTTCTTCTGTTCATCAGTAACCATCTTTGATCTATCAAATAAATCTTTTGGTTTCATACTCTTCTTAGGGTTACTGTGATAAACTGATCGCATCATAAGAGCAAATATGCTATAGGTTTGCAATTCATCTAAATATTGTTCATTTCTCCCCGTCATCATGTTTTGAAACTCACGAGGAGAAAGGTTCATTACTTCACTTGGTAATAAACCTAAATACCTAAATCCGTCCTGCTGCACTTTGTCTATTTCTTCTCTAGAGAAGTCTGCGGTTCGTCGTCCGTTCCGTACATCTCTTCGGCCATCTCTTTCAGTTCCGGATTCTTCGCTACCAATTGTTTCTTCATTCGTGTTTTTAGTTTCTTCGTTGTCGCTTTGTAGAAAAAATTATCTGCCACTACTTCGTTAAGAACTTCATCAATGAACTCTTGTGAGATTTTCTCTGCTTCGAATTGTTTTTCAATTTCAGTAACAACTTGCTCTCTAGTGATTCCTTCACCTGTATGCATTAATCCAAAGTAAATAGCGTCTTCAAACATATCTAAATCACCTTGTAAACAAGCTCCAATAACTTCTTGTGCGCCACCTTTATATTTCTTGTTTAGCTCAGCAATTGTTTTGTAAGTAAGTTTTAATTCGTGTTCTTTCCCTTTAATTTCAAAACGCATATATATCAATCTCCTTTTGATTGGATGTTATTTTCAAATTTAAAAAGAGTAGGCAGTTTAGCCTACTCTTAAGATCCTGATGGTGGTGTAACTGTTTCTCCTGCACCAGGAGGAATTGTTGTTAATGTTTCCTTGCGTACCGAACCAGAAAGTTTTGATTCTACAGAATAAGTAACAAATTCACCTGTAGATGATGATCTTTCAAATGAATTAAGCATGTAAGTTCCTATTTCGGCTTCTAATGTGCGTTTATTAATTTCGTAAATCTCAATATATTCTTTTCCTCGAATAGCAGCCTTCGCAGCTGGATAGAACGGATCACCTTCTGAAAGAGTACATGAAAATGAACGAGTTTCAGATATTTTTCCGTAATCAGTAATTGTTCTATCCTTTGATTCAGCTTCGATTTCGTCCGCTTCAATACTATGTGAGTCCTCTGTTTGGTCAAAAGGACGTACTAAGGATTCTTTTGTTGGGTCTGTAGGGTCTTTGATTTTCGCAGCGATTATAAATTCATCGCCGCGATACATTTTATTTTTCACTTCAGTCATCTATATTCACGCTCCTTAATTTACGTAAGCTTGTTGGTATTCAAAAATCATTGTTAATTGAGCTGAACCAACTCCACTTGGAGCGGTTGTTACTCGCTTAAAATAAACCGTGTCAGACGATTCACTACCATCTTCATTACGAAGGTATAGCGTTCGACTACGCCTTATCTTATCTGCAATTTCTTCTGCAATTTGCATAGCTTCAGATGAAGTTGCATAAAAAAACCTTACTGTCATCGTGTACAGTAAGGTGAATGAATCTTTTGTGTTATTCATGTCATTCGTTGATAAGTGCGGGAAGTAAACTGATGGTATCCGTATTTCTTCTGGCACCTGCTCATGGTAAGCAAATGTACCTTGAGGTAGATTATCAAAAACAAAGGCCTTCATAGAACCGTGTATCTGTGCGTACATAATCTAACCTCCATGTACCCATTGTCGGAACTGGCGGTCGAATGCAGTTTGGAACATGCGCTCATAGATAGCGATAGCATTATCCCAGTAAGGACGACCTTCTATGAATTTTGCAGTAAGCATCATTCCAGTAGGTGCGTGTGGATCATATTCGAAATTATGACCTTCCCATCTACCTGGTACGAATCGCCTTACCTGCTGCCATCCATCATTTTGAAGCTTTGCATACTCCAAATTAGTTCCAACTTCCAATATTAAACCCCCGTCAGAACTACGCCATATATTGCCGTCTCCGCCTTTATCAAACGAATTGAGAAGTCTACGAGTATCTACAACGCCTAATGAAATCACTTGGTTTTGTACTTCCTCTAAAAATTGAAATCCGCTAGCTTCGAGCCATAAGGCTACATTCCGATCTAGTCCGTTTGCCATACGATTCAACTTAGCACTGAACTCGCGGAATCCTCTAGTTGTTATTTGGCTAGCCATGGCTCACTCTTCCTTTCTGCAGTGGCCTTTATATGTGAAACTTCACCAGTAAGTGGGTGTACTACCGGAAAAGGATTGCGTATATAGTAAACGACATCAGTATTCTTTTTAACTACCTTGTCGTTATGTTGTATATCTGTATCAGGCATGAACAGCACTCGTGTGTGTTGTTCATTTAATTGGTTTGGTGCAGATTGTATTGCAGTAGGTCTGGCAACCGCTACATTTTCTGCAAAATAGCAGCTTTGTTCTGCTATATCAGGAGTATCCTTATATGAATACACTTCTTCTCCTGGTTGCCCATACTTACCTGGCTTTATTTCCTTCTGTAAATGGTAAATATCACATTCATGGACCATCATGCCTTGTAGAGACATTAAATCGCCCTCATTTTGAACGTGACTTTATTCTTTCCTGCATTCACTATGAATTTCTTTAGCAAATACAGTACAGAAGGTTTTGCGATACTGGAACTATCTTTCGTATAGGAATAGTCACCACTACCAATACTTTCAGACTTAATACCCTTCATCGCAGTAGTATCAGCATTAGTATAGGCATAATACTGCGCTAACTTCTTACACGCTAATTTCACTTCTGCTGGAACTTCAGGATACTTCGTCTTATCAGTAAAATCTATTTTAGAGAGAGTATAAATTTCTGTTTCTGCTTCAAGTATGTCCTGCTCCAACAAAGGAACAGGACGTTTTTTCACTTCTGGTAATACAGTGTAATCAATTAATTCTTGAGCAGTAATAAGCGACATACTTATCACTCCCTTATTTAGTTGTTGTTATTGTAGAATTTACTGTCGAGTTAGGAGCAGCGGCATCTACAACAGTAGCTACACGATGTTTTCCGTCATTAATGTGCTGGTTGTATTTTGCTTTTAAATCATCTTGTTGCGTTTTTAATGAGTTTAAATCATCTACAATCGACGTTAAAAGCGGTCCTAAATCAGTATTTACATAAGCTCCTGCTTTCCCAATGTCTTTTGGAATCTTAGGCATTTACTTCACCTGCTTCTAGATTCTTAGATTTAGATGCTTCTTTTACTTCTTCTAGATCCTTGTACGCATCTAATAATTCATCACGTTCTTTTGCGGTGACCTTTTGCGGTTCACCTGCATGAAAAAAACGCCCTTCACCAATATGAAGAACGCCCCTCTCATTTTTATATTGTACGTATGGCATTATTCTAGCCTCCTATTTTTATAGCTTAGAACCTGTCATCCATGCTACTGCATCAACTTCACGAATTACACAATCAAGGTAAGCGAATAGGATATGGTATGTTGCATCTTTAGCAGCTGCAGTAGCACCTTGAGCCGTGCGGTTATAACGTAAATCACGAGTAAATACAGGTTTTAAGTTTTCGCGTGGTGTTAACATAGCAAACCCTGATTGCATTTCTTGTACAATCTCAACATCATAACCCGCTAATTTAGAAACTTTACCATCAATTAATACCGCGTCACCTAAGTTAGTTTGACGAGTAGTTAATAGAGACATTAGTTTGTCGTGTGTCTTTTGTGTAATAAACCAAGCGATGTCATTACGTGTTTTAAATTTATCAGGAAGCACTGCCACATGGTCCACAAAAGCTTGAATAGTCACATCGTTTGCAGCTAAATCCGTTTTATTTGTAGATACTTTAGCCTTTTTAACAAATCCGTCAATAATTTTAACGAATGGATCAGCAGAAGTTGTATCACCATTAAAGATTAAATCTTGTAAATCAACAGCAAATTGGTCTTGAATCATGCTAACAATTACATCTTCAACATTTTGACCACGTGCCGCTAACGCATACCAAACATCATCATTTTGAATCCATTCATCCCACTTAACCTTCTTAACAGCATAAGGGATTTGTCCCGGAGCGATAGAACCTACACCAGTTGGAGTATCAGTTTTAGATGCTTCACGTAATTTACGTTTGCCAACACTTAATGTATCAATATTACCTGCAGGAGCTTTCTTGTAGTATGGCTGTAATTTAGGTAATACCGATGCTTTGTTGATTGTGTCACGTAAAAACGCTTCAGCTGCTGCTTGTGGTAATGGTACATTTACATCTTTTAATACTAATTCTGTAGATCCACCTGCAATGATTTGTCCGTTATTCATATATGTGATTCCTCCTTAGTTTCCAAAGTGCTGCGTATAACCAACAGCAGATTTTTGTACGTTTGTAGCACCATCAGTGTCTTGTTGATTGCTGATACCTTGAGATTTTTTAATTTCTTCTAACTCCTTTAGGATAGGAGCAGTAGCAGCTTCAACAGCTTTTGCAACCGCAATTTCCTCAGGTGTCTTTTCTGGTTCAACATTTAAATGTTTCTTAACTGTTTCTAACTCCTTTTTAAGAGGTGCTACAACATCTTCTAGCGCTTTTGCTAATTGTTCTTGGTTCATATTATCTTCCTCGCTTCCTGCGCCTTCCGGTGAAGGTGTGACGCGTGTTTTTAGGTTTGTTAATGACTCAATAGCAGAATCAATGTCTGCCATATTTGGAGCACTGATTTTTTTTCCTGCCTTTTCTACTTCTTCAACAATAGATACAACAGGCTTGTTTTCCCACGCTTTCACAACTGCTTCTGTTCCTTTTAATTCATTGATAATCTCAACAAATTCAAGTGCAGCTGCTTCAATACGATCTAAGTCGATAGCATCAGCAGTAGGAGCATTCCATAACGATTGATAGAAAGTATCTTCTAAAGCAGAGAAAGAGACGTTAACGTCACGACGATGTTTATTCTGGTTAAATTTATCTCTAACCTCGCCTTTCGCAACTTTTTCTCCACTAAAAAAGCCCTTCATCAATTGAAAGAAGGACTTCATTTGTTTCTCTTCAGTTTTCGTTACTTCTTCCTCAATCACTTCTGTTTCAGCAACTCCTGCAAGGGAATAGCCCGTCATCTTTCCGTCTTGAATGTCTTTCCATATCTCATCAGTGGCCTTTGTCACTAGTACCCACGTACCTTTAGTGATCGTTTCACCGTTTATGTCCATATCAACAGGAGCTACATAGCTTTCTACTACTTCACCTGCCCCTGCATTAAAATCATGTTGAGCATCGATGTTACGATACTTAGCAATGAAGTTATGAGCGGATTTTTCAATATCCTCAGCAGTCATGAAGTCACCATGCGCATCATGTGTACTTGTATCTTCCGCACTACCAGGAGAGTATACAATCCCATAAACGAGTTTTTGGTCTTCATCTTCACCTTTGATGATTTTAACTTCTTTTTCGAATGTAGGCTCTTGCTCGCTTTTCGTTAAGAAGAACTTCTTTTTATTTGCAGCTTTATCTACAATAGAAACAAAGCTTACATCCACGTTTTTCAATTTCCTTGGCATTTATTCACCTCCTTTCAAATATGAATCAGCTTAATTTTAGAAGTCTTCATTTCTTGTTCAACTCCTTCAAAGTTTCTTCCCTAATCTTCTGCTTCTCCTCTTCAGAAAGACCCAGTATATTGTTATCTACTGCTGGGCTCATTACGCATTTGCAACGCACTCTCTCTTTAGCAGATAACGAACTATCACGAGGAAACATACAACGTTCCCCAGAACCGGGGAGCTCAAATTCTTCCTCTACCAGAACCGTTGTACCGTCATACGCCACGTGATTATCACGAGGTTGGTTATTCTTCGCACCGCTATGACGCCACTTTTTACCCGTAACCGCAGGGGATTGGCGGTATGATTCAAATTGACTTGCAGAGCACGCTGCGAGGACTTCTGTTTGCGCTGTAGTCTTCGCTCTTTTACGGTCGAATTCTGGAAGTTTCGCAAGTTCTCTTGCGATTTCCTTAATACCTTTCCCTTTCTCTAATCCATCGTTTAAAATACGCTCTACTGCTTTATGAGAATTAATTTTCATGATCTTTCCTAGTTCATCCGACCAACTATCAATCCACTTTGTAGTGCGTTTTGAGAAAGTATTGAACTGAATATCCGGGTCAATTGCATCCATGAAAGCTTTCGTCATGTCCCTCATCGTGTAGTCAAGAAACTTCCTTGCTGATTTGCTCAAGCTTTTAGCAAATGTATCCGCTCCAAAAAGACTACCAGTGACAAAGTCGATGATATCCTTTATCTTGATACCCTTTTCGATAGCATCCTTTTTCGTATAGTTCTTAATCCCATCAACAAAGTACTTGCGCTGCTTCCGGAGCAGTTTAGCAATTTCTTTTTCGAACTCCTCCACGTATCCTGGTAACATATCCAATACTTCTAGATCATCAGGTAATGAAGCTGTAAAATCATCAGTATCTGCTTTCTCTATCCACCCATTTAGCGAAGTTAGCAGTTTATCAATCTTCTGCATTTTGCATCGTCTCCAGTAAGTCACGTAGGTCTTTCATTACATTGACTAAGTCCTCGTTTGAATTGGTACCAGCTGACTTCTGTAACTGTTCACCCAATCCTTTATCCCAGCCACTAACTTTTCGTTGTCGCTCTAACACTAAAGCAATAGGTTGATCTGCTTCTGGAATATCGTAATCCGAGAACTCTTTATTTAGCATATTACTAGCGAGATTACGCACATCTTGGAAAGTCAAACCACCCTTATCAGAAAGTACCTCAATGGTTTTAACCATATCCTCAGTATTACTAATCTCTGATTTACGTAAGTTCACATATACGTGTTTTAATCCATATGGAAGCAGCAGAACATTATTGATAATGAACTCCAAATTGTTGCGCTCCGGCTCAAATACCTGCTCTTCAGTGATTTCTCGTACTGATTCAGCAGTTGCTCTATTAAAATCACGAATATAGCCTACATAAACATCTGGTAAACGGAATGCTGATTGTACCTTTTGGCGTGACTTCTCGTCATATTCAAGGAATAGAGCATCATTTTGCAGTATGTCCGCTAAAGATTTTAACTCGATATCGACTTTAGGTGGTGCATCTCCTACAACACCTTCTTCCGCTGGTTCTACTTGTAACAAGAGATATTTATGTTGATTATCCTCACCTTCAACATTCGAAACATAATCGGTTATTGCTGCTTCACTTTCTTCTGATAAAATCCCGTTCTTCAATAGGATAGCCATTGGAATATGACGACCTTGTTTGAAATAGCGAAGATTTAATTCCTCAGCCTTTCTAGCTCCTACCATATGAACTACATGCGATACCCAACGCGGGATGCCGTACGGTCCGTTACCAATCTTCAAATGAATCACTTCAGTAGCGTTTTTATCTCCTAAAGTAACATCCGAAAACTCACCAGTCTCTTTATTTAAGAAGCGTGGATCACCAAACTCCTTAAAGTAAGTGTCTACTGCCCCAACTCGTTGTACGTAACGACGGAATACCTTCTTACGTTTAATTTCTTTTCCGTTTACTAAATACGTTACATCTTGAGGTTTATTATCCTTACGCGTCACTCGCATATACTGTGGTAACATATTTATTAATTCAGCAGGTTTCCCCTCTAAATTACGAATCACTTCTATATAGCCATTACCAGTCGTCTCTTTATCATCAATACTAGTTTCAAGAATCTCTTTGAACGGCTTGTCGAAACTAAATAAAGGAATGATTTCTGTATCAACTAGAGTCCACTCTGCCTTCATTTCAGGAGTTTCTTTGTCATCCTCTTGTTTGTACTTCATTTCATGACCAAACCCAGCTATATTGCGCTTGTATGCATCAATACATTGACCAAGAATCGTACTATTTTCTTTAATCTGCTGTAGGTCTTCTATCCTATAAGGCGGTTCAATAATGTCATTTACAGCGTACTTCTCTTCTTCGCCCTCTTGTTGACGGGATAGCACCTGAGTATTTGTTCCCGCTGCCTTAATTACCTTCGCACTAACTTTCCTTTTATTTGTCATTAAGCTGATTCACCTCTTTTCTTTTTCTTCTTTTTACGTAATCCAAATACGATCGTGTTAATGAAGTATCTTGTTTCATCCATGTGGTGGTCATTCTCTTTTAAAGGTTTATCTTCACCACGTTGTATTGCTTTTTCGTCCCATATATAAGAAGCAAACTCTTTAAATGTCTCAACACAACAATCGTTAAAGTATGCTCTGCCAGTATTAAGAGCTATACCGACGTTACCAATACCTTCTTTCACGTTGTTACGCGCCTTATATACTTTCCTCTTATTACGCATCAATACAGCAATAAATGAAGCAGCAGAAGGGTCAATTACAGTTCCCTTAATCAACAGATCACCAACAAATTCCTCATAGTCTTCGTAATACTCTTGGTCTGTTTTCTGCTTCTCTGTATCACGGCCACTATAATGGTACTCCTTGATTTTGTACCAAACTTCTTTGTCGCCATCTTCAATACATTTACCCCATAATCCATACGCCATAGCGTTCTGTGTACCGTAGTCACAAGAAACATAATACTCAACATAATTACGATCAATGCATTCAACCTTGTGTGTTTTCTCATCAAACATATCAAATATAAGTCCAGAAGCAGCTGCCCATTCACCTTTGATATATCTGCGATAGAAGACACCGCTGTACATACGGTTGTAACGTTCTTTTGTTTTCTTATCTAAAGACAAGTTGTCTTCCATTGTAAAACGCAAATGCAGGAGATTCTTTGTTTTCTTATCATCTAGCCACTTCGTTTTAAACCAATGATACGGGCCACCCGGATTACAGTTAAACCACATTTTTGCTCCAGTAACAGAACAACGACCAGTCGCTTGCTCTACAAAACTTCGTACCATAAGCACTACTTCATCAAAGAATATCCCAGCCAAAGTAATACCCTGAATCAAATCCTGGGAACTTTCATCTTTACCGCCAAATATATAAAAGAAGTTTGTTACTCCATCTTTTGTGATGGTAAGCATGTTCTCACTGCGGTGGTCTTTAACCTTATACCCACGAGACTTCAGCATCTTTTTGAGTGGCGTTATAACGTTACGACGGTGCGAACCAATCGTTTTACCACACATACCAAAGTTCTCACCTTCAAATGACTCCATTGCCCACATAACGTAAGAAAGAGCCATCGATACTGTTTTCCCGGCACGAATAGAACCATCGCAAATAATCCCGTCATAATCTTTAACGGGACTGCTAGGCTTCCACCAAGTTAATACCTTCATCTGCTTCTTGGAGAATGGCTTAAACTTAAATGGAGCAGGTTTCTTTTTACGCTTCCGAATCGTCGTCATGGTCATCCCACACTTCCTCTACCTTACCTTCTAGCGCTTCTTTGAAACCATCATCTTCGTACTCTTCACCATCTTCACCCTTAATACGAGCAGTGTCAGCTTTAATCTTATCGACTTGAGCTTTCTGTACTTCCATCTGCATTTTGTGGCGTTCCTCTTCAATTTGGTTTTTAAATGTATCTGGAACTAAATCGAAGTACTGCGCCAATTTATCTAGGGCTTTCATCTTGTCAGCAAGTTTAACGGATATACCGTCTTTACCTTGTTTCACTTCAGTAATAATCGAGCCGTCTACCAAATCTGCTTCTTGCAAATCAACGAAGTTCATCATTCTAGTGAATTGATTCCCTTCATCATCTTGAAACTCAACTTCCCTTTGTCCAAAAGTCACATAGTTAGTAATATCAGCAAAGGCAATCTTAATGTACTCTTTCAGCACATCCATTGCTTCTACAAATACATTTTCAACTAGCTCGCCCTTAAGCTCCTTTATATAGGAAGAAACTCGTTCGCGCCTTAATAATCGACTTGCCTGTACATGGGCTCCATCTTTGGAGTACCCAGCCTTCAATGCAGCTTGTGTACCATTGAAGTATTTCACGTAATACAAACAAAAGAGCCTTTCCTTTTCGGTAAGCTCTTCATCTTCTAAAATCTCTATTAGTTTTTCTTTCGTTTTGGGATTTTTAACATTAGTAACGCTCCTTTTCGCAATAGTAACGTTACCATTCATTTGCTCATCCCATTTATCTTGTGATTTCCACTTTCTGATTTGTGAAGGTTTGAGATTTAACTCAGCCGCAATATCAATTAATGGCTTCTCACCTTTACTTACTTTGTATATTTCAAATGCTTTATCACGATCTGGGCTACGTTGCCTAGCCATATTCACCACCTCACGTTAGATGTTCTCAAAATTCAACAGTGGTAATACATACGATTCAACTTCATCGTTACGTTTACCCTGCGTATAATAAGAGTCAGCTACTACAAATTTTTCTTTCTCATAATCGTATTTAAACGATGACATCTCTTCTCCGCCTTTAAATGCCGTAATCCACGTATAATCACAATCACTTGTTTTTGTTGATTCATTCATGTATTTCGCAGTTTTTCGAGACTCTTCTATTGTCTTTCTCCGTTTGTCTAAAATCTCCCTAAGGTCATCGGATGCAGATGTCACACCCCATTCATGCCCTTCATCTTCCATTAATATATATATCAGTTTCATTTATCACTCACCTCATGGTAATCCCTTTATAAAATAAAAAGCAGCTGTTATGCTACTTAAGTAATTCTTTAAGATGTTCTGTTAACTCTTCGTAATTCATCTTCTTGTATTGTTCAAATGGAATTTTAGTTTCTCCACTCAATTTATTACCTTTTTTAAAAACATCAAAAGAAACAAAAGTAGTAGAGAATTCAATATTTTCAATAAGTCCATATTTCTCTCCCATATGAACTACTTCAACATGTTCAAAATTGATATTAGTTATAACAACTTCCATATCATCACCCCTTCATGCAAAATAATAAAAAAGCAGCGGATTCGCTACTGCAAATTAACTATTCACATCTGAAACAAATTCTTTCGATACATCTTCTGTTTCGCAGTGTACTTCTAAGTCATTCCAATAACTCTCTTCATATGAATCAGAACCATATTCCTCATTTTCTTTTGCATCTTCTTTAAATTTCTGAGAAGCTAGTTCTTCTGCTCTGTCTTCATTTTCTGCGATCACATATACATGAACGCCTGTATCTCCAAAATATCCATTAGTTACATAATATAGATTCATTTTCTTTCGTTTTTGTTTGTAACGTTTCTTTTTCATAAAAATCACCTCAAAAGAATCATATTTTAAAAAATACATAACGGAAACTAATTTATGCAGGGAAATTACATATTCATGCAAATGACTGCCCATAATGTATCTTATGTAAACAAGGTTTTCGGGAAATATGCTGTTATATCAACGTTTGTAGTACTTTTGAAATTTCTCATTATAATTTCTTTTATACATCGTTGATTTTGCGCTATTTTCACCCTTAACTCACCGTTATTTCCTGCATAAACTTCACTTTGTTAACTATCTCTATTTTTGTGCGGATTTAAAAGAAATAGTGACCGATTAGAATTCCCACCCCTGTCATAACAGAAATAAAAATAATCCCTATCGCTAACATCGGCGTAAAGAAATCATAAGGGCCTTGTGGTTCTAATGAAAATGAATTAAATAAACCGACACTTACAATAGCAAGAATGAATGCCCATATCGGTGTGTATATGCCAAATAAAACAATAACCACTATTGATAAAATGATTTTATAGATGTTCACTATTTCCCTCCTCTATTTTCGTTCGTTGTGTTCGTTTGTTTTGTTAGGATTATCTTCTGAATCCTTCAATCATAAGTAGGATGTAATATATAGCTTCAGATATGCAATCTTTGATTTTATTCTTCATCCCTTATCGCCTTCAACTGTTCCATTTCATTCCTAACTGACTTATCGATATCTAAAGCTCCAGCACACTTATTATCATCAAATATATACAATCCTGAACGAGTCATCATTACTCCCTGTTTATCTGATGTCATCCCTTTATGATGCCCTTCCTCATAACCACGAGCATGTCCTACCTTATGACCTTCATCGTAACCTTTGTCCCATGCTTCCGTTATCAACTTATTCAGTTGTTTGTCAGTTAACAAGTTAAGCCCTAGTATTTTCATCCCCTCACCCCTTGTCATTCAGCCTGTTTTTTCATATCAATGTAGTTCTGCATAGTAAACGCCATCGCTTCTTCTTTCGTTAGACCGCCGTCCATGAATCCTTTAATCATGTGAGATAAAAATTCTCCAACTTCTTTACATCCTTCATACACTTGATTTAATTCATCATTCTTAATTTCAGCAAACATATTATTGATTGGATTCTCTTTCTGTAATTGCTCCGCTATCTCTTTACCAGCCTTAGCAAACTCTTCAAAAAGATTAACCTGTTTCTTCTTCATCTCTTCTCCTCCTTATCTTTCCTTAACAACAAACAAGACGCCCCCCAGATCACGGTAGCGCCTACGATAATTGATATTGGTTTAATCATTAACCTAATTACCCTTTACCATTAAGCCATTCTTTTAATTGTTTCTTCTCACTTAATGCAAGGTCAATATCGAAAGGAGCGCATTCCGCTTGATTGTTATTAAACAACACACCTAAATTAGCAATAGCATCTCCTAGTTCTTCAAATGCTTTCGTACATCCTTCAGTAGCTTTCTTTAATCGTTCAAGCTTTACTTCCACTTCATCAGTATCAACATTAACTTCAATATCTAATTTGTTTCTAGGACTCTTCACTTCTTCCATATGTTATCCTCCTATTCAACTTAACGTTTAATGTGTAATTTCTATATAACAAAGAAAAAAGCACCCGTTATGGATGCTAGTTTGTTGATTTAATATTGTTATCGATTGTTTCAAAGAGTTGTGAGTTGATTCTCGTATAAACATCAATTTCTAATTCTAATGACCCAATCACTTCGATTAATTCTTCTTGTTTACCTTTTTCCTCAATATACATATCATTGAGTTCTTCTAATTGGTCATAATCATCTTCTTTTGTTTTGTTCATAAGTTCTTGAATACAATGCATCTTAGCATTGGTAATTTCTAAATTAGTTTTAAATAAAAATAAATCTGCTTTTCTATCCGTTTGCTCTTTTTGCAAATCTTCTTTCCATTTCTCCGTAGCTGGCCTTACATCAATTTTTCCCATAATTACATCCACCTCTCTATATTATGCAAATATATACATTCGACATAATTAGATACTATCCTCTTTACAAAACAAAAAGCCATCACCGAAGTGACAGCTCTAAAGGGGATGGGAGAAAAGAGAGAAAACAAATGGCAATAAGTATCTCTTCATTCCAGATTGAGATGAGGTACTCTCAACCTTCTCCAAGCCACCGCATCATGTAATTTTTTAGCTCTTATTAGCTACGCGCTTTACGTTCGGTGGTTGGGAGAAGACAAAGAATCTTCTCGTTTATACTCCGTGGAGTCGGTCAATACTTCAGCCGTCGCATAGCCTTCGCTGACCTATAGTCTTTACACAATGTGATTATATAAAGGGAATTAATCTTTATATACAAGACAGTACTACGTTTTCCACTGCCTTACTCTAGATAACAAGATTAGTAAGGGGATATACGCGGATAGGGGGAATTATCCGTCTTATTATCTAGAGTAAAGGAGTGACAAGTTCCTTTACACCCTGTTTTATCCCAATAGTAAAAATCGTGAGTAATTACTATAGGTGATAATTCAAGTTACGTATACAACTGTTTTAAAGCAAATGATTTTACTCACCAGAACAATTTTCATTCAATCATGAAAACCATCCCCATTCGTAGAAATCGACATAGCAAGAGTAATAGATTTATATCTATTTTCAGCACAGAAGGTGGATTCCATGTTGAATGATAAATACAAATAATTTCGGGAAGCTTTTATTCCCTCTAGCCTCCGCGTCACCGAGTAACGTTATTATATTGGGCACGCTATCCCATGAAGCGTATTCTCTTTTCAAAGAGCGTTTCTTCATGAGATAATCGTACTTTTTATTCGGTTGTTAAAAGGTACCCGATATGGTAGCCCAAATAGTAGCCCAAAAGTATCAATTTATATAATATTTATGGCATCGGCGAATTTATTTACAGCTGACTTCTTTTTTCTGTAGAATGTAGCTCTTTTGATTCCAATCACAGTGTAGATATAATCATCATTTAGGATTTTAGTATTCATGTATTTCATTTCGAGTATTTTTCTCTCATCTTCATCAATAGCCTCTTCTAGCGTTCTTTTTATCTGAATGTATCGTAGATATTTCTCATCATTTTTATGATCTCTTAATTCAGGAAACAAAAACTCTGCACCAAATGCCGCTCTTTCTTGTAGATTATAAAATTTAACTTTGAGAACGCGATAATCTTGTAATGCCTTAATTACTTCCTCTAATACTCCATCTTCAGTTACTAATTGCTTTTGTCCCAAACTAGAATCCCCCTATTTCGAATTTGTCTTTTTACATTCACATAAGGTACGTGAAATTTTACTATCTCTTTGTTGAATAAGGGAACGATGCATAGTAAAGTAGCCCCCACCAATCTACTCCGCATGGTTCCGTTATCCATTAAGCTGTTGTCTTCTTATAAAACGCTGCTATACGTTTCTCTTCGTCGTGGATTCTCCATCCATCGTCTAAATGGTCCATTAACTCCTTGTACGTGAATATGTCAAAACTCCATACACGTTGTTTACCCCCGAAACCTTCTTCATTTCGATGCAGCATGAACTCTCTTGTACCCTTGTATTTTGGAATCATCTACTCAGCTCCCTTTATTTTCTTATCCAACCTTTCTGCTTGTCCTTCATAACAACAACTAACTCCTGTTTATATCTCCATTCGAACATTTTTTTGAAATATGGAAAGCGATCGTTAGCGTACCCTTTTACATCAATTACTTCCTGTGTCCCATCTTTATAAGTAACAAGGAAATCTGCTGTGAATTTCCAATCTCTTCGCTTCTTTCGTTTGCCCTCTCGTGTTGTAATATAAAACCCTTCAAGGAGCATGTACTGAGGTTGTAGCTCAATCTCAACAACCTCAGGATTACTCTTCAATACCAGGTAATACTCCGCTTCTGTTTTACTATCAAACTCAATTCCTAGTACGACTGTTTTTCTACTATTAATACGGCCTGTCTTCTTTTTACGTTTAATCAACTAGTATCCTCACTTTCTCTTTAAATGTCTTAAATGTTCTTTCTTAGGCGCTTCTGTGGACCATAAAATATGCATTAATAATTTGATGTAGTATTTAATGTGATATTCCATTCGTATCTCTCCTACAAAAGGATTATTTTGTTTGGTTTTAATGATCCCAATGGTCCACCGTTTCACGCGATGAAGTCCACGACGCATTATGTAATGTATGAATCGTTACTTTTACTGGAATAAATTCATCAGATCCGTTGTTTTCATCAATATATTTCTGTGCCGTTTCTTCAGTTGGTAAAAAGCATGTTGATGTATATCCGTATGTTATATCTTCTTTTGCAAAATCATAATAAACATCTTCCTGGTATAAATACGCTAATACCCAAAACTCCATTTATGTTCATCCTCCCTATTTGAAATACGGATAACTTTCAACTGTATACCACCAGTAATCATTTTCTGGTAATGCGATTAATTCTTTGCCTTTCTCAATTGCTTCCTCTTCATTTGCGAACACACCATATATCCCACTTTCATTTTCATGTTCGAGTAACTCAAGAACGAATAATCTATCCATTTCCCTCTACCCCCTGAATAAAACTCAATATTCCGTCAATACTGTAGACAACCCATTTCTTAACCTGAGCAGTTGGCTTTTGCTAACTGCTCTTTTATTGTTTTAGTACCTTATACGCAATCCCTAGAGCATCTCCCATTGCGTAGCATTCTGGAATTTTGTAAAGGTACTTATCATACAATTCTTTATCTGCAAAGTAGATGGACCTCATTATTTCATCTCGTCCTGATAAATGTTTTCCCATCAATTTATCACAATAATCTTTATAAGCTTCTTGATGATGAAATCCTAGTAACTCCCAAACTTTAATAATGTGCGTTCTATGTTGACGTGCTGTATATGTCTCAACAATCATCATTGCAAAAGCACGGTTATTCTTTGCTACTTCATAAATATCTTTCTTAAACTCTTGCCTTACCTGTCTGTATTTTCTTTTCAAAGCTCTGCGTGATTTACTTACTACTGCCATTATCCATTCCCCTTTTCTACAAAATGAAATTTTTATACTAATCTCTTTGCTATTTCATAAATGACTGGTACAGTCACTGAGTTCCCTGCTTGTTTATAAAGCTGACTATTTGAATTCACTTCCTGAGCTTTATCAAACGCCCAATCAGGAAATCCCTGTAGTCTCCAGCATTCCCTTGGTGTAAGCTTCCGAATGCGATAAGGCGGTTTATTTTCAATTATCGCTTGATTACAAGATGTATCTAATGTTTGAGCTACACCTTTTCCTACTCGCCCTCTTCTTGTTTTGCTACCAGGTACAGAGAAGTTAATACTGTCTCCAATTTGAGCTTCTGCATAACCTTTCTTTGTTGCTTCCTTAATTAATAACAAGTTATCTTTGGTAACTGTTGTTAGCGTGTTAGTAACATCATCATTTCTAAACTCTGCTTGTTGTTTAGTTAAACCGTTTTCGTTGTATCTTCCTCTTAATGCAAGTATCTTAGGCTCCTGACCTCCCCCTTGCATTGTAGTAAGACACGGGGAAATTCCTTCTGTTCCGTAAACTCTTCTAATCTGATCTTTACCTTTAATATCTAACATTCCTTTAACTAAAACTTTAGGACCTTCCCCTTTATTTGTAGTTAAAGTAGGTGATATTCCATCAAAACTATATACATTTCCGTTCATTCCGTTTCCAAATGGATTGATATTACCTACTTGTTTAATACCAGACGTTTTACAACCTCTTCTGATAGGAAATACTTCTCTGGTACTGCGTCTTCGAGAATGTCCGATAATGAACACCCTTTCTCTGTTTTGTGGGACTCCAAAGTCCTTAGAATTGAGCAATCCCCATTCTGCATCGTACCCTGCTTCATCCAAACTAATGAGAATTCTGGCAAAGTCCCATCCTCCATTAACTGAAAACAAGTTTTTAACGTTTTCAATGAAAAGGTATTTAGGTTTATCTTCTTCTTTTTGGCTTTCGAGGAGTTCAATCGTTTTATAAAATAGTCCAGATCTTGCTCCTTCAAGTCCTTCTTGTGGTCCTGCAATTGATATGTCGGTACAAGGGAATCCGAAGCACCAAACGTCAACTGCTGGCATCCCTCCTGGTTTAACATTGTTGATATCATTTTCTGTCCACTCTCCTTCAGTATTATGAATTGCTTGATATGAACCTCTAGCAAATTTGTCCCATTCTACATATCCAAGGCATTTATGACCTGCCTGTTCCATCCCTAATCTAAAACCACCAATTCCGGCAAATAAGTCTATAAAAGTAAGACTCATATCACCACCTCGCTTTCTAATAAAATAGTATTTACCTTACCCCCGTACTTCCGAATCCACCTGTGCCACGGTCACTCTCTGACAGTTTGTCCACCTCAACAAAATGAGCTGTTTCCACTGGTGCTATGACACCTTGAGCAATTCTTGTTCCTTTTTCAATAATATGAGCTTTCATATTCGTTCCTAAGTTACGTTCTGTATTATCAACCAACGCTCCAACCTCGCCACGGTAGCCACTATCCACCGTTCCAAGTACCACTCTTAACTTTGTGTTACGTGTTATCCCACTACGCGGGCGCACCTGCAATTCATATCCTGGCGGAATCTCAAATGCCAATCCAGTTGGTACAACCTTTGTTTCGCCCGGCCATATAATTGTGTCCTCTGCTGCAACTAGATCAAACCCAGCATCAAATTCCCGTGCATACTTAGGCAATTCCACGTCTTTCACTCGCTTAATTTTCACTCGTAAATTCATTCCGTTTCGCTCCTTATAAGTAACTTTTCAATTTCTCTTTCTGTTTCTTCAACACTTCCAAAGAAAGCTTTGTCTTCCGCTTCTCGTTATCCAATCCCACCAAGTGATATTCCATCTTACGAATCTCACTTTCTACTACTGCAAGTTCACTATTCACCTGAATCTCTGTTTCTTTCTTCATGCAATCCCTCCTAGAATCCCAATTCATCCTCAAACTCTTTCCTTTCAAATCCCGCAAGTACATTTCCACTCGGGAATACTGTTACTGGCGCCGCGCTATATCCGTAAGTATCAAACTCTTTTCTGTATTTTTCCTTTTCCTCTATGTTTCTCTCTTCAAATTCAACTTGCGCTGCCTTTAATCCGAATTTCACGTGCATACAGTTAGGACAATTATTCTTCGTATAAACAATGATCTTAGTTGCCATTTTCTTCATTCTCCTTCGCTTCTGCTAATAGTTGAGTTACTTCATAAGTTCCATGCTCTGTATATTTCATTGTTCTTCCTCCTTGTATTTAGATAAGATAACCGTTAATTTAACCGCTGTTTCCTCATTCGCAATCCATTGCCCTTTGTAATATCCAGCCAAACCTAAATCCTCGTCATCATAAGCCTTATCAGCTTTCTTTCTGTTCTCCACTGCCGATTGTTGTAACTGTTCGATATACTCTTGAATCGCTTCCCTTGTAATAACTCTGGAT